TCTGCGCCCGAGGCCCCCCGGGGGGAGGGGGCCGACGGCATGGGCCGCCATGCGGCCAGAAATAGGCCTGCCGCAATAGTGCGGCTTGAACCGAAAGGGCGAACGATGGCTTGCCGAATCTGCGGTGACGAGCGGAATGTTCAGTACTACCCGAGCAAGCGGCAGGCGCTTTGCCGGTCGTGCGCGCTGGATACTCCGCGCAAGGTGGCGCGCGGGGTCTTTGATCGCCTCTACTGGCGGGGCGCGGGCGATGTTGCCCCCAGTATCAAGGCCGAGTTTTACTCGGACTACCTTTCGAGCAATCTGGCCTTGGGTCCGTACATCAAGGGATTCGGCGATGAGGACAAGGCCAACGCCGCGCTCATCGCCGCCGCGCCGGACCATCATGAGAACGCTCTGTATCTGGACAGCATCATGCCCGATACGGACGGCCTGGATGATGGGGCCTTGGTCGAGATTGTCATAACAGCCAAGGCCGTGCGCGACATCCGCGCCGCCATCGCCAAGGCCAGGAGGGAATCCGATGCCTGACGCAAAGCCGTTTGCGCTCTACATCTATGACCACGGCATGACGATCCGGGCGCTTGCCCAGGCCGCCGGTATCAGCTACCAAACCTGCCATGCTGCGGTCGCCTACGGTCGCCGGATTCGGCCGAGTACGGCCGGGAAGCTCGCCAAGGCCCTGGGCCTGACGATTGAGGACGTGCGCTTGATGGGGGAGGCCCAGAGGGCCATGACCGCGAAGGGGGCAGAGGGGGCCGACGATGCCTGAGATTGAGCCCGGCGAATATTTCATCGTGACGCGGGGTGTTCGCCTGAATACTGACGATTTCGGCTTTCTCAGCAACCTTTTCGCGCCGCGCGATTCAGGCTATGACGGTTTTCTCTCGCCGCCCGCGGCGGTTGCAAATCCCACAGAAAAACCACCTCGATATGACCGCTCATACGAAGGCCGCATTTATCGCGCCTTGGCAGTCGCCAGCGGCGTAATCGTAGCCGAGTGTGTGGTGGAAAGGTGGACCGGGGAGAAGGGGGCGCGGAAGCTTATCAACACCCGCGAGGTTGAAGTTTGGCCGGTAACTGAGCAATTTGCACGGGCCGCGAACGCGGCAGAGGAGAAGCCATGAGCAACGGAGGACCGACATTCACTAGGCGCGAGCTTCGGCTGCGCCACCAACATGAACTAGAGTGCGGGCAAACCACAATGAATTTAGAATCATGGCTGCTCGATGAGGTCAATGCCCTGGAGAGTCTTCTGGGTGCCTACCAACAATTGGCAACGGTCGTCGCCGACACGCTGAAGGCAGAGCGCAGGCAAGGGATGGTCTCTATTCGCTTAACGGAAGCCCTTGTGGCAACAGACGAAGTCTTCCGCAGGGTGCCCGAATCGCCCCTTGACTCTGGGGCAGGAGAGGAGAAGCCATGAGCATGAATCACAGAACACCGAAGTGGCTCAAGGGGGTGACGATTCTTTTCATCCGACCCCCATCACGCCGCTATCGCCGCCGCAAAGGCCGGAAAGCCCCTTGACTCTGGCACCGGCCGCGCGTAGTATTCTTTGGCAGGGCCTATAGTCCGATAATGTATGTCGCTTTGCGAGGATTTCGGCCCTACTAGCTCAGAAGTGACGTTCCTGCCGCCTAGGGGGTTTAGGGCGGACAACCGGGACGGAGGGCCGAAACGATGTTCCCCCATGTGCAGATTTCTAGGATTCGCCGGAACAATGCTGACTCCACCACGTTATGTCTCTACGGGGGCCAGGATCGTCCCGAATGCCAGTCTGCCGCCTGTGCGGGGCCGCAGCACGAGGCGTTCTCTGCTGGCGTTGTATGCGACGAGCCCGCCGAATCGCGCAAGCGATTGGCGCCACGCCCGAAGCTCTTTTGGAGCGCCACGAGCGGTTCCAGGCCGACTTCACCCGCGAGGCCGTCAACGCCAGGGCGGAAGAGCGGAACTCGGCAGTATTCGCCAAGTGGCTGCATTACCAACACTTACAGCACATGCCTGCCATCACATTCCCAAGTGTCCAGTTGCCGCCGGTTTTCGGCGAGGCCGCTGGCTCATAACCTGTTCATAGCCGTCGTCCGTTCTTTCGGCCCGGGGGTCGCCGGAATTGCACCCGGCGGCCCCCACTCTTTGGGAGAGGTCCAATGGCAACTGAAAAGAGACTTTGCTGCTTCATTCCTGACGAAGAGCAGGGCAAGCCGAATCCGGCAGGTTGTCAGAACGAGGCCAAATGGGAAATCTGGGGCGACCCAGGCCGCGGCGAGTACACAGAGGCGTGTACGGACCACGTTGGCGCCTTGCTCGATGACAGCAAGGAACATCGCCTGTTTCCCATCTAGCATCTTCTGCGATTCTTACATGCCTGAGCCGCGTGCGCTCGGGTTGCGGGATGTGGGGCGCGGTTCACGAGGGTCCGCTCTGGCCGCGCCCACTGTTTTGACAAGTGAATAGGGCCGTGCGAGTCCCGGCAGGGACTTGGCGGAGGCAGTCTCCAGAAGTACCCAAACGCACGGCCCCATAAGGAGCAAACCATGAAACTCGACGTGGCAATCTGGCGTTGCGGCCGATGTGTGACGGTCAAGGTGCTCTATCAGGACGAGTCGTTGCGAAGCTCAGACTTCCTGGAGCGCACGGTCGCCCGAAACGGCGACTGGGCCATCAAATCCGCATACTGTCCTGCTATCGACGGATTCACTCTGTGGATTCGCGGGGGGGGCCGCTCGCATGACAATATCGCGGCTTGCTACACCTTTGTGTCAGAGGACGCTGCTGTTCGCTGGTGCAACGAAATCGGCAAGCTCATTGATGAGGTCAACGCCGAGCCCACAACCCGTGAGGCCGACGCCCTGATGATCCGAGTCCGATAGGAGCAAGCCATGAAGCGCGATGCAACTGATAGCTTGGGACCGAACCGGGCAGCACAAAGCCGGTGTAGGCCCCACCCGGCACTGCGGGGGACGCTCCCCGCACCGCCACTTTATCGCTCGCACCTGACTGCATGGGAACTCGGCGTGGCGCGCGATGCATACGCTGAGCACCGGGCGCGGGAGTTCTACCGCGCGGCCAAGCTGCCGGCCATCCGCGAGGACACCGTTCTGTGGGCCGTTTTGATGGCCGCTGCGGGCATCGTTGCCTTGTGGGCGGTCGCGTGCTGGTGCCTATGAAGGGAGGGGACATGCCAGGAATAACCAAATCGCAACTTGCCGCCGCCCATGAGGGTCTACCGATAGACTTGCCGACGGCGCATGCTTGGATTAAGGAACTCCGCGCCGAGGTGGAGAGGCTGCAAGGCAAAATCAATGGCTTCTCCGAGGAGGCAGTCGAGTTCAATGCCGGGTATAACGCCTACGAAGATGGCAAATCCGATGCCGACGAACCGCCGGACACCATGCACGATTGCTGGCTTTCCGGCTATGCGTGGGCAGCGTATCGGCCGCTCAAGGCCGAGAACGTGAAACTGCAAAAGAAGGCCGAGCAACTAGACCGGATGCCGCTGTGCCCCGACCATCGAGACAAATTCCACGGTGGTGACTGTTTGGCTTGCGAAGTCGAACGGCTGCAGGGACTTGTGAGGCGGTTGCGGATAGCCATTCTGGACCTGCTCGACGAGCAGAACGGCGTTCCCCTGCTGACACGAGAGACAGAATACAACGAGGTTGTGAAAAGCGCCCGCGACGCCGCAGAGGCGGCTGGATGGATCGTCGCATACATCGACGGACTAGGCATGCTCTCGCGCGTCGAAAATATCGGGCCCGACGATGACGATCCGCCGCTAGAACTCGACTCGCGCGGCCGCATCAAACTGTGCGGCGAGGAGGACGACGATGCCTGAGCACTTCGATTACAAAGTCGAACCCCCGCCGCTGTGCAAGCCGGGGTACACGCTCTGCGCAGTCTGCGAACGGGAAATCCTCGAACGCGAGACGCATTCGATTGAGCGTATCGGCGATGCCTGCGAGCCCTGTTACGTCAAGGCCCGCGCGGAGACCTTGGCCCTGCTGCTCGATGCCATTGGCCAGAACATTTGCTCCAATGCGGCCGCCGAACTTGAGGGCTTCGACGGCACGTTGGAGGAACTGTATCAGCGGGTAGAAGTCTTTCTCGACAATGCCGTGGACGCCCTCTATCGGATTCAGGGCAAGGAGCGGTGGGACAGGATGTTCAGCGAGTGGGCGAACCGAAAGGACAAGCCATGCGAGAAATCATGAAATGTGCCTTGGGCGAGTGCCCGTTTGCAAGGCCGTCGCCGTTCACGCGCGATGAGGTTGCCAAGAACATGATTTGGTGCGTAATCCACTGTGGTTATCTGAAGCCTGGCCTATGTGATTGCCCGAGCGAGCGCGAAGGCGTGCGCAAGCTCGTCTTGGACTTCGAGGAGGTTTCCCGTGCGTGAGATAGCGCGATGTGCGGTCGGCCAGTGCCCCTTTGCAAGGCCGACAAGAGGCCGCAAGGCGACATACGACCATTACTGTGCAATCAGTTGGTGCCAAATAGCTGATGGCAAGTGCGATTGCCCCCGCGAGCGGGAGAGGGTTCGCAAGGCGGTTCTGGAGTTCGAGGCGGCTGACAAGTGAATAGAGCGGCCCGTGTCGCGGCAGCGACAGGAGCCTGAAGCGCCACGCGGCCCTAGCCGGGTAGGGCGTCAAGGTCTGCCGAACCTTAATGGACGCTCGGCACCGGAGGGAAAACCTAGAACGCAGGCATAATGACGCGTGGCGGGAGCCGGGTGGGGAATCCGGCCGGGCCGCTCTATAAGGAGAATGCCATGAGCGAGCCGACATATCCAGTTTACAGAATTCTTGCTCGTTGGATTGAAGACATGAAGCCGAATTATAACGCCGCGCCGTGGCAGACGGAGGGCGTCCCGGCAGGGAAAATCCGAAACTCGACAAGTCATACAATCATGTTCCGCGAGGAACCAACTATGGACGGGGTTTTCGAAGATGCCGAGCGGTGGTGGGCTCAATTCCAACCCACTAGGAATGGTGCGGCAGATGCAATAATCATAGCAATCTTTGTTGAGCGCGAAACATGGTGCTTGGGATGGTTTAATCACTGGACCTTTGATGTCGGCCAAACAGACCAAGAAGCGCTCGCCAGCTTTGAAGTCTTTGTTGCGCGGAAAAAGGATTTCAACCACCAGAACCCCCGGATCGTCAACGGGCTCACCGTGCCAGCCCACGTCCTCATGGGCGCGGAGGACAGGTGGCGGTGGTCAGGCAAGGCGGATGATGATCAAGATACGCCGCCGCCGTGCCGGTGCAAATGGTGTAAGGAACAGGGACGTATCAGGATAAACCATTAAGGAAGAACCCATGACGCGGATCGTCTACATCCTCCGCGCGGGCAAGGAACGCAGGGAATTCCGGCGCGCGGCTGATGCCATGGCGCAGGCGACGCGCTGGCACGGCGAGGGGCGCGTGGTGCGGTTTTCGGCAAGAGCCGCCAAGTCGGCCAAGGAGGCGAACGATGGGAGCTGAAAGCGAGAAGCATTTGCCCGCGATTCCGATGAACGGCAGGGGCGTGGTCCTGGCGACTCTTGAGGACGCCTTTCGGTTCGCCAAGATGGTCTGCATCAGTGGCCTTGCGCCCAAGAGCTTTGATGCACCCGAAAAGGTTCTCGTGGCTGTCCAGGCCGGGGCCGAACTGGGTCTTTCGGCAATAGTCAGCCTACAAAACATGGCGGTCATCAACGGCAAGATGACCATCATGGGCGACCTCGCCAAGGCCCTCGTCCAGAACAGTGCCGTATGCGAGTACATCAAGCCGCCCCAATGGACGGGCACCCTCAAGGGCGGCGACCGGGCCTGTACCGTCACCAGCAAGCGCACGGATCAGGAGCAACCCCTTGTCACGATCTTTGGCATCGAAGAGGCCAAAATCGCAAAGCTCTGGGGCAAGCGCGGGAAAGACGGCCAGGACACGCCCTGGATTACCTATCCCGAACGGATGCTGTACTACCGCGCCCTGAGCTTCAACCTGCGGGACAACTTCGCGGATGTGCTGAAGGGCATCCACCTGACCGAGGAATTCGAGGGCCAGACCATCGCCCCGCTGGACGCTACGCGCATCGTCGAGGCCAAGGTCGTCGAGGACATCAAGGCCGCGGGCGGCGATCCCACGGATCTGGACGAGGTTGAGCGGCGCGTTCAACAGGCCGAGCAGGGCGCGCTAGGTCACGAGGCCAAGACGGCAGAGGATTGGCAGGCGGTGGCAACTGAGACGGCCGAGGCCGAGCCCGAAGCCGAAGCGCCGAGCGAGCCGCCGGCCGACCTGTTCAAAGACCCGTTGCTAGACCTCAAGACCAAAATCAACGATTCGGTGACAGGCTGCACGGTCGAACTGCTTGACTTCATCATCGAAAAGTTCAAGGCGGACGGCACGCCCCTTACCGAAGAGACGTTGACCGAAGCCGCCAAGGCGTCCATCGCCAAGCGGACGAAAGCCAAGAAGGGGACTAAGCCATGACGGCCCTTGGGGAGCATTCCAATCCGGCGCTATGTGCGAAGTGCGGCGGTCGCTGCTGTCAACGAGCCCCCGGAGAATGTCGGCCCCAGGATTTTGCCTCAGCAACAGAACTCGCCGAGAAATTGGCAAGTGGCCGCTACGGCATCGATTGGTGGGAAGGTGACCCGCGAACAAGCGACGCCGAGCGAGAGCAAATCCCGTGGCCCGAAACGGGCGATGGGAAAGCCTATTTTGTTCGGCCAGCCGTGACGGGCCGGGAAGGGCGACTCTTCGATGCCAGTTGGGGCGGGAAATGTACCTTCTTGAAATCGGACGGGTGCGCCTTGGCTCCTAGGAATCGGCCGCATGGATGCCGTACTTTGATTCCAGAGGCCAACGGCGAATGCACTTATGCCCACGGCGATTTAGAGAAACGGCTTGCCTGTTTGGAATGGCTCAAAACTCCGCTGTTGGATGAAGCCCTTTCGGCTCTCGGGGTTATGGGGATTGAAGTCTGATGACCACCCGCCGCCGGTCAACCATCCAGCGATACCGAGAGTGCCCGCTGCTCTACTGGGCAATCGAGGACGGCGCGGTTAAGGACCATCCCGGCGACCCGGCCCAGATTGGCATCGAGACGCACGCGGTGATTGCTGCCTACCTGCGGCACCTGAAGGTGACCGGCGCGCCTCAGGACTGGTCGTGGATTGCCAAGGAGGGCCTGAAGCCGGTGCCTGCCCGCTGGCGCAATGAGGTTGAATCGTTCCTACAGGATTTCCGCAAGTGGCGGTTCCGGCCTGAGACATTCCAGTTGATTGACGAGTTGCGGTATGTGCCGTTTCGTGACGGGTCTGAGCTGCGCTGGCAACCGGACTTGGTGCGCGCCGACAACGATGTGGTTCTCGAAATCGCCGACTGGAAAAGCGGCTGGGCGACCATGACCGACGACGACCTGGCGGCAGACTTTCAGGCCCGGTGGTACGCCTACTGTGCCTGGAAACTGACCAAGGGTTCGTTCCAGGTCTACAAGTTCACGGTCTGGTATCTGCGGATGGGCGGCAAGCGATCTACCGCGTCGTTCGGTTGGGACGACATGGCGCGCTTCGAGAAGGAGCTTGCCAAGCTGTTTGCGGAGATTGATGGCCGCGAGCATATCCTGCCCTGGGGCTGCAACGTCAATTGTGGCACGCAGGACGGATCGAAAGTCTGCCCGTGCATGGGCCGCTGTCCCCTTGCCCTGCCTGACGAGCCGGTAATTCGCGTGGGCGACACCTTTGAACTGCTCAGGTTGCCCCAGGTGGACGGTCAGTACGTCATAGAGACCCGCGAGCAGGCCGAGGCCGTGGGCGCGTGGCTGGCGGTCCAGGGCGCGAAGGAACGGGGACTCAAACGGTCGCTCAGGACTTACGCAGAGGCCAATGGCGGGGCGGTATCGGCCGGCAACGGCCAAGCGTGGCGATTCACAACCACGGAGAGCCGCAAGTTCCGCAACCCCCTGGCCTTGGCCCGGCGCGTCGGCGAACTGGTCGAATCCCCCAACGAGGACGAGGACGACCCGCTGGGCGTACTGCGCATCGACGCCGAGGCGGTCAAGCGGCTCGTCAAGCGTGACAAGAGCGGCCAGGTTGCAATGGTCGTCGGCGACCTGAGCGAGCCCGACGTGACGGTTCGGTTCGGACTGGGCGGCAAGCAATCGGAAGGAGAACGAGGCGATGGGTAACTTACCACTGTTCAACGCGACCGGCAAGTGTCCCAAATGCGGCAGCGGCGATGTATCCACGACTCATTTCGCGGCCGGACAACGTTCTTGGTTGAATGGGCGGGCATATGTGGACGAGTATCGCGAGCGCATGGAGCGGCATTGCCAACGTTGCCACTATCATTGGTCTGAACGTCCCTTGCACGCGGACAAGCAATCGGAGGGCGAGTGAGATGGACGAGATACCGTTGAATTCGACGATAATGATCTGGCTTATCTGCCCGGCCTGTAACGGCAAGGACGATGGGTGTACTGCCTGCGACGGTACTGGGGGCACAACGAAGGAAATCACCCTCGCCGAACTCAAGGATGCGATTGTCAAGTTCGACGACTAAGCGGCCAGGCGGAGAGAGACAAAATAATGATGCGCAAATTCTGTCCGCCATTGGGGCGGCTGGGGCATGTGGTCGTGGTGGTTTTTGTCTGAACTGCATAATTTTTAGGAATCACGCAATGAACACCATTCTGGAAGAAGTTGTGGCTGAGCGGAATCGGCAGCGGGAGTTAAAGCATGGCGGCGACACCGATGCCTTCGACCGAGGCAATAGCCGAAACGACTGGCTGGCTTACATCATGGCTTATGCCGGTCGCGCCGCAGCGAAGGTGTTCCGCAACGAGCGCGAGGGTTGTCAGTTCCGAGAGAATATGATCAAGGTGGCAGCGCTCGCCATCGCCGCCATCGAGGCCCACGATAAAGGATATTGTTGAAAGGAGGAGCCGACCATGAGTCGAGAAGAAAGCCCGTTGTGGCGTGGCACAACGCCCGTGGATGGCGAAACGGTCGAGACTTGCGCGGTCTGTGGGTGCAAGCGCACAACGTATCCCTATGACGGCGAATTGGCAACATTTCCCCGATGGCGCTTTGTGGCGATGAAGAGCATCGAGAATGCCTCGCCGAATCGCATTGCAAGCTGCTATTCAACATAAAATCATACCGTGATTGCCGCCGCGTGACCGTGACCGTCGAGAAGGCGGAGGAGGCGTGAGATGGCGAGGCGTTCGCAAGAGTACATTTTGAAATGCCCAACGTGCGGCAACCCGATTGATGACATTGACGTTAAAGCCGCCGCGGACGGGAGTTGGTGCGCCAAACTATTCTGTTTCGAATGCGGAGTGCTCGATTGCGGCGTGATTCAACAAGCTTTCGAGGCGGGATTCCGCCGGGGCAGCCATGACGCGATTGAGGAAGTAAGGGCGCAAGTGCAGAAACTCGTGCGCATGCCGTAACGCAAGGGGGCTGTAACCTGTAGCGACTGAAGAATCGAGGATGCTGTGACCCACAGTATACTCGCCGTGGACCCTGGCCCTGTCCAGAGCGCGTGGATTGTCTTTCAGGGCGAACCGTATCCCGGAATCGTCCTCAATTCCGCTATCCACGACAATCATACCCTAGAGAACTACATCGAGGCGATGGCGTGTAACGGGGCGCATGACAGACCCGAGGCCTGCGCCATCGAGCGCGTAGCCTGCTACGGGATGCGCGTTGGTCAGGAAGTCTTTGAAACCTGCTTTGCCGCCGGTCGGCTCGCGCACGCTTGGGATTTGGGCATGTTCGCCCCGGCGCAACGCATCTACCGCCGCGACGTGAAGCTCCACTTGTGCAACTCGGTTCGGGCGAAGGATGCCGATGTCCGGGCGGCGCTGATCGACCGCTTCGGACCCGGCAAGGACAAGGCTGTCGGCACTAAGGCCGCGCCCGGCCCGCTCTACGGCCTCAAGCGCGACCTGTGGGCGGCGCTGGCGATAGCGGTAACTGTGGCAGACCAGTTGAGAACCGGGGCGATGGTCTTAGGAAAGGAGAATTAGTATGTGTGACGCGGCATTGGATGGCGACATGTACGATCCGAATACCCCAAGCGGCAAATGGGCCGGCGCTGAGCCAGAGCATGTCCAGGGGATAGGTTGGCAATGGCCCGTGCAGCCAATGCCGATGTATCGGGCCGCAGAACCACAGAGCAAGGCATCGCGCAATAGGTTCAGGCGGGCGTGGCGCATCCTGTGCGGAGATTAGAACCGGGGCGATGGTGATGGGGAAGGAGCAATCATGAACTGCCAGGACATTCTGACCGCGTGGTTAAAGGATAACGGCTATGACGGACTGTGCAACCCCTATGCAGAGTGCGGCTGCCCGCTGGATGATCTGATCGTCTGCGGGGGCAGCCCGGCCTCGTGCCTGCCCGGATACGCCGGGCCGGACCCGAGCGGGGAGAGCGAGTACCTATTCTGCGCGAGCCGCGAGGCGGCTAAGGCGGCGAAGGAGGACGGCGGTGCGTAGAGTATTTCAGACCTCTTTTGGTAGGCTGGAGGGGAACTGCTTTCCAGCGTGTTTGGCCTCGATTCTCGAAATCCCTCTTGCGTCAATACCACATTTCTGCCGCGACCACAAAGACCATGTTGCGGCAGCCGCAGAGTGGCTATCAGGCCACAATATAACACTCGTGCATGTGCAGTTCGACAAGAAAAACCCGGAGAGCATTGAGGACGAGTTCTTTGCCAAACAGAAGGGGCTGCACCACATCATGTGTGGTCATACGTACCCAGGCGGACTCGGCCACGTCGTTGTCGGTCTGGACGGAAAGATAGTCCATGACCCGCTGCCAATGGAACTTCAAAAGACGTTCAAGCCAGACAGAGAACACTACCTGTTCGCTGTTTTGGACCCGTCGAAGGTCGTCGGATGCGGTGGATTTATTATCAACGGATGCCAAGGTCAGGCGGCGAAGGAGGGCGGCGATGCGATTGCGGATACGGATGAATGAGGTTCTGCACGACCGGCGCCTGGTTATGACTGCCCACGACAGCGATGCCGTCTGGACGACGCCCGAGGAGCGCGAGGCTATCCACCGGCACAACGCCGCCATCGTCGCCGCACGCGAGCCCCGCATCAAGGAGATTCAGCGATTGGACCGCATCGAGCAGGCGAGGCTCCTCGCTCTTCCCCGCAACGTCCGAGGCAACACGCACCCCAAGAGCTTCCGCATGACCCCGGCCTTCGCCTTACAGGTTGCTGAGCGCCTGCGACGGGGCATGTCGGGCCTAGCGATAGCGCGGGAGTTGGGCACGTACAAAGACAAGGTGTATGACGCGAAAAAGGTGGCGATCACACTGGGCTACTATCCTTCGGCCCCTGAAATCGGAGGCCGGGCGTGAGTGACCGCGTGAACATCGGCGACGTGAGTGCCTGGCGGGTGTCGCATCGTGCCGAGCCGGCGGCTGTCGCCCTAGCTGACCGTCATTACAATCGCCAAAAGCCCGGTACGCCGCAATTCGTTCCGCCGGGCCGATGTCTCGTACTATTTCGTCCGCAAGCCTTGTGGGTAACATCGTGGCCCTTCGCGCAATATGTCAAACACGAATGGGCGGGCGCGTGGGTCAACTCATGTTTCCGCCGAGAAGGCGGACAGCGAGCGAGCGACATGATTACTGAGGCGGTGGCGATTACCCAGTGGTATTGGCCCAATGTACCAGAGTTGGGCATCGTGACATTCGTAGATGGCCGCAAAGTCCGACATAAGCGCGACCCCGGCCGGTGTTATCGGAAAGCAGGTTTTGAGCATGTGGGCTTCACAAAGCAGGGTCTCTGGGTCTGGCAGATGTTGCCAAGGGCGATGCCGACTCCGATGCTTCCGAGCAATGCACAATTAAGGATATTCGATGCCGTTTGACCGCATCTCCATCGGCGACGTGCAGCTTATCCGCGGCGACTGGCTGCCGCTCATGGCCGCCATGCCTGCGGCGTCGGTCGATCTCGTGTTCGGCTCGCCGCCCTACGAGGACGCGCGAACCTACGACATGGATTTCAAGCTCAAAGGGCAGGACTGGGTTGACTGGATGGTCGAGGTGGTACGGGCGAGCCTCCGGGTCAGCAAGGGCCTCGTGGGCTTCGTCGTTGAGGGGCGGACGCGCAAGTTCCGCTGGTCTGCAACGCCGGCGCTGCTCATGGCGGACCTGCACCGGGCAGGGGTCCACCTCCGCAAGCCGCCCGTCTACCGCCGCGTCGGCATCCCCGGCTCGGGCGGCCCCGACTGGTGGCGGAATGACTACGAGTTCATCATCTGTTGCACCAATGGCGGTGAGCTGCCGTGGTCAGAGAATACGGCAACGGGACACCCTCCGAAGTACAAGCCGGGGGGCAGGCCGTCGCATCGACAGGCCGACGGGCAGCGCGTTCATGGCCACTACAAACCGCCGGAACTCGCCAACCCTGGCAACATCATCGACTGCGGAGCGGCGGGCGGCGGCAACATCGGCGACGAGATTGCTCACGAGGGCGAGGCCCCGTTTCCCGAGGCCCTGGTCGAGCCGTTCGTCCGCTGTTTTTGCCCGCCGGGCGGGACGGTCCTCGATCCGTTCCTTGGCAGCGGAACGACCGTAGCCGTGGCCCTGCGCTGGGGCAGGAAGGCTATCGGCGTTGACGTGAGGGAATCACAGATTGAGTTAACCAAGCGCCGCATCGAGGCGGCGCAGTAGACCATGTTCTGAGGTGTGATATGGCGAAGTGGAAGGGCAAGAGCCAACAGGAGGCCGGAATCGAACGCCGATTCAGCGAAGCCTTCTATCCCGGCGACTGGTTGAGCGACGATGCCTTGCAGTCTACGCCCCTCTGGGTACAGGGGGCATGGATCAAAATGCTCTGCTCCATGTGGCAGAACAAAGTGGGTCATGTTGAGAAGGCCCGGGACGCCTGGTGCCAGTGGTTGCCATGCACCGCGCACGAGTTTGACGCGCTTGTCATGCACGTTCGGAACGCACATGTCGGAAACGTGCGTTTTCGTAAAGACAAAGTAAGGTTCATTTGCCGCAGGCTGGATAGGCGGCATAAACACAGGCAACATCAGGCTTTATACATGCAAGGGTATCGGGGGAAAGGTTCTTGTAAGAAGGGCGTAAGGAGCAAAAACACCCTCTCTTCTGTTTCTTCTTCTTCTTCTTCTACGGAAGTACAGCCTAAGAGGGCTGTACTTCCTTCAGGAAGCGACGGTGCGGTCTCTGGGGACCGCCCGCCGCCGGAAGGGGTGGAGTCGAAAGAAGCCAAGTTGGCGAAGTTCAGGAAACAGGCGGCAGAACTGTTTGCTCAGCGACCGCCGTTGGACATCAAAGCGAAGGAGGGCAAGTGATGAGTCTTGAGCGCGTCGATACCGAAACGGTCAACAAGTTGGCTGCCGTCATTGAGGCATTCGAGTATTTGCCACCAGACCCCGACGTAATCCACGACGCCTCGCGCGAGATCATGCGGAAGTGTGTTCTCGACCTCCGCGACGCCCGCGCCGAACTCGATATGTTGCGGCGCGAACTTGGCGAATTGCGGGGCGGGGCGGCCTTGTTGTTGGCCTTGGAGCGTGGCATTAAGGAGGCCAAGTGATGCAGAAGACAGGCTGGACAACCCGGTGGTCGGAACTGGACCAGGCATACCCGCGAATCAGAACAGGTATGTGCAGCAACGAGGACCACGCTGAATGCATGGCAGTAGGCAGATGCATTAAGTGGGATGGTGATACGTTTGCTGGACCTGATGATGGGGGCGTCTTGGCCCTCTGTCGGAAGCTGACCATCAGCATCAAGGCACACGACCGCATTCCGACATTCTCAATCGGAGTCTACCGGAACATGAGGACATGGAAACAGTTTGGCGGGAGCGGCGATGCCCCTTCGGCGGCGAAGGAGGCCAAGCGATGAAATCGCTCTATCTGCGGCTCTGGTATTTCTGGCAACTGTGGGTCCGGTGTGCCTACGCCAACATGCCGGAGCGTGGCGAGCGGTGGTGGTCGTGGTGGCGGCGCTGGCACGTCAGGGCTGGCGACGCGTGGGAAACCGCCGACAAACTGGTTCGCATCTGGGAGGACTAGCGATGAAGCTGCGGCGAATCACGAGTTGCGGTGACTGTCCGTTCAGCGTCAAAGTCGATCCTGGCGATTGTCTCATCTGGTGGGCATTGGGCAGGGTGCCGGATGGAAGTTGCGAGGATAGCGAAACGCGCGACAGCATCCGGCGTGTGGTGCTGGCGCATCAGGCGGGGAAGGAGAGTGGGAAATGAGCAAGCAGTATGTGCCAGAACTCGGCCAAGCCGTGTTTGGGGCCGCCTGGTCAGAGCACGAAATGCCCGACTTCGCCAGCGCGCTTTTGGAAACGCTGCTTGTCATGGTCGGCAACGCCTATTGGAACCGTGAGCAAAAGGACTGGGACTGGCTTGTAGACCCGAAGATTCCGGGCATCGAATTTCGGCCCTATTATTGGGGCGACTGCGACTGTGGATACGACGAGGACGAAGAAGAATGGGTAGAGACGCATCCCCACGCTGCGACGTGTTATCAGGCTGACTACGCGGCCCTGTGCGACACATATCCGAAGCGATTCTCCGAGGAGAAGCGCTGGAATCGCGCCGCCCGCGGATTGTGCAAGAAGCACGGCATCCCTTGGAACAATGGTCGGGGCGAGGTCGTTCACTGCACCTGCGGACGAAAGGCAAAATGGGCGACATGGAGCGCCGAGCACAATCATGCCGCAACGTGTTCCTTCGTCCTGCCGAATTTCAAATTCGAGGACGTGGAGATTCGCTGGTACAAGAATCCGGGGCGCGGGATGAGCTGCAATCGGAAGATGACAGAGAGGCAATGGCGGCGATGGTTTGACCGCTGCGTTGGGGTGATTCGTGCGGGAGATGAGGAGATTGAGAAAGGGCGTGGGAAATGAGCAAGCAAAAACCATTGAGCGACAAGGAAGCGGCGAAGGTGGCGCGTTCGACCTACAAGTGTCCGCCAACCGAGACATGTAGGACTTGCGGTCGGCATCTTTGGGATGGTTGGGCGAACACGGCAGAACTCAGATGTATTCTTGACGGAGGGTTAGTAGACACGGAGGGCACGTGCGATGCGTGGGAGGAGCGGAAATGACCCGTGCAATATTCTCGGCACATCCGCGCGGTTGCGGACAGTTTTGCACGGATAGGTTACGGTTGGCCCTTTAGTGGAGGCTGGACATGGAAGGCGAAACGATTTTGCAGGAAGCGCAGCGGCTGGTCTACGGCGAACGCAACGCCGACTACGGCCACCCGGCCGACGACTTCGCCAAGACGGCCAAAATCTGGACGGGCATCCTCCTGCCCAAGTTGCAGGCGGGCGTAGAAATCTCGCCTCAGGAGGTCGGCTTTTGCATGTGCGGGGTGAAGTTGAGCCGCGAGGTCGAAAACCACAGGCGGGATAACCTCGTGGACCTTGCGGGATACGCGGCTACCGTGCAGATGATCGAGGACCGGGGCGAGGAGGTCGTGGAAATGGTTCGCGAGGCTAACGGTGCCATCGAGCATATGGGAGACGACGCATGAAGGTAATCTACGTTGCCGGACCCTACCGGGCCTGCTGTGAACACGAGGTCTACCTGAACATCCACGAAGCGGGAGAACTGGCCCGCAAGGTCTGGCTGCTCGGAGCCGTCGCCATCTGCCCGCACAAGAACACGGCGTTCTACGGCGGCAACGTGGATGACCGGGTATGGCTTGATGGCGACCTGGAGATGATACGCCGCTGCGATGCCATGCTGATGATGCCGGGTTGGGAGCGTTCCACCGGGGCCAAGGCCGAACGCGAACTCGCCGAGTCGCTGGGGCAACCTGTGTTCGAGGAGTTGCACGAACTGGTCAAGTGGCTGGCACAATGGAACCTGGCTACGTCTACATCCTCAGCGCCATCGCCATCGCCGGAGCCGTCGCCAACGTGTACGGCCGCTGGTGGTGCTTCCTGCTCTGGCTCGTGAGCAGTGCGGGGTCGTGCGTCTACACGGCGACGAGCGGCCTATGGTCGCAGTCGGCTATCTGGGCGTGCCTGTTTGTCGTGAATATCATTGGCCTGAGGAAATGGCGGCGGGCCGTTCTGCCGAAGCCGGAAACGATAAAGGATTTGCGATGACCCCCCAAGCCAAATCGCTTTGGACCCACAGCGGGAAAGGAGAAAATGATGCCTGGTCGTCCACGCAGCCTTGTCGGTGATGAGGCACGGCAGTATTGCCAGAAATATCCGACCTCCTCGAATCTTCAGCTTGCCCGGATGCTCCGACGGGACAACCCGCGCCTCTTTTCGTCGATCGAATCGGCCAGGACCGCCGTACGCTACTATCGTGGCGCTTGCGGCAAGGCGAATCTCAAGAAGATGGAGGGGGCGAATTCGGGTATGCCCCGCATTGAACTCCCCGAGCCAGAACCCACAGAATTTGCCAAGTACCAGTTGCCGGGTGACATCGGCCGATGGCTGGTCCTCGCCGACCTCCATCTGCCCTATCACGATTCGGACGCCATCAAGATTGTCCTGGCCTGGGCGGCGCAAAAGAAGAATCGCTGCGATGGGCTGCTTCTCTTGGGCGACTTCGCGGATTGCTACGCCCTGTCGCGATGGCTGAAAGACCCGCGGATGCGGCGCTTCGAGGATGAACTGAGCGCCGCCGGCCAGATGCTGGGCGAGATGAAGCGTGTCGTCAAGCCGAAGCGCATCATCTGGAAGGCGGGCAACCACGAGGACCGCCTGGAAAAGTACCTGATGAGTCAGGCCCCGGAGCTTTTCGGCCTGCCGCAGTTCACCTTCAAGAGCTTCCTGAAGCTGGACGAAATGGGCATTGATTGGGTCGATGCCATGCACCCCATCGAGTATCACAACCTGACGATCCTGCACGGCCACGAGTGGCGCGGGGGCTTTTCGTCGCCCGTCAACCCCGCCCGAACGGCGTACCTCAAGACCCGCGAATGCTGCATCATTGCCCATCAGCACCGAACCAGCGAGCATACAGAGCCGACCTTGCGAGGCACGACGGTCACGTGCTGGAGCGTGGGGTGTCTCTGCGACCTGCATCCCCGGTACAGCCCGCTCAATCTGTGGAACCACGGGTTCGCGGTCGTGGAGTTGTCGCAAGGCTGGCGGATTCACAACTACCGGATTGTGAACGGGGATGTTGTCTAGAGGGCGTGCGTTGGACCCTGCCGTGCTTAACAACTTCGAGGCGGGATGCGACCGACGCCATCCGCGCGGTCTGGACGGGTGGGTGTCGCCGGTACGGTTGCGTTTTGCGGCGTCCGCTCTGCGGGACATGGGCGACGACTTGGAGAATGGCAAGGTTGGGTCCGACCGGGCGCTGGCCATAATGACCATCCGTCTGCTGAGAATTCAGGGTTTCGGGTGGGCTTCAATCGCGCACTTCTGGTCTCTCACGTCCACGGCGGCGCAGTATGCGAGTTGGGAGGGGCGGCGGAAGGTTCCACCGCCACCCAAACCGTTGCCACTCTTTGACCAGATTTTTGACTAGGGCGAAAGGAAGAACCTTGGGAGGCTGACATGGGCGACATGGATTTGGCGCACTACATTCTCATTTTCGTTCTGGTCTTCGTGGTGTTCTATCTGATTGGGTCAGGTCGTTTCTGAGATGCTACAGGGGCTGGACCGTGCAGAAAAAGGACGTGAAAGGTGAGTATCTTCAGCGAAGATGGACTGGAGCGGGTGCATGGTGCGCCTGCGGACTTGGATTGGGACCGCGTCTTTGATGCCCTTGCTTCCGGGCGTCAGATCAAAGACAAAGCCGCACGATTTGTGATGCTTTACCTCCGTATGCAATGCGGCAAAAGTTGGGCGGAAATCGCCGACATCACTGGGATTCTCGCCGATTGCATCGAGCAAGAAGTCGGAAGATTGACTGACATTCTTACCGACCAAGAGGCCAGACGCATCCGCGAAAAGGCGAAAGGGCGCGTCTCAAGACAAGTGAAGCGAACGCTGGACTGTTTGCTTCCTCCGAGTCAGCAAGAAGAATAAGTTGAAAAATTCCTCAAAGATGTAACTCCCTGCCGGTACGTAACTTCCGCATTTGTTCCGACCCCCAAAGTGCTACCCGTTAAGAGATATGGAGGGGGTTGGAGCGCCTCCCCGCCGCGAATCCTGGGGCGATTATCCCCCTGGTCGCCCCGCGCGGTCGCCCGCCCCCTCTAATGTTATCGCGGGGATTTCATGCCCGGACAACCCAAGACGGCCAAGCCGCCGAAGAAGGACTTCCGATTGTCGAGGCCCGAGGAACCCCTGTACGACGCGGCCGACCCGCCCGGCGTCGATGCCGACCCGGAAATCATCAACAACTGGCGGCGAACCGAACTCGTCAAGATGTACCGGGCCAGCATCGAGTGTACCGGCCCGCACAACATCTACAACCTGAAAACCTCTGCCGAACTGATTAACCGCATCGTGGCCTGCATGGTCAAGAAGCCGCAGGACCTCGCCCCCGACCGAACGCCCGGCGTCCGGGGCGCGGAAAGCATGTCCGACGCCGAACTGGAGGCCGAACTCAAGAGTGGCGGTGAGGAAGACTAGACTCGCCAAGGAACTCAGGGCTCGGCGCGACGCCCGTAACGACCCGAACGCCTTCATCGAGTACGTCCGCATCCCCGACGACGAGACCGGCGAGCCCATCCGCCAGGCCAAGCACCACATTGAGATGCAGGCGTTCTTCTCGGCGAACCGCCTGGCGCTGATTCAGGAGCCGCGCTTCCACGGGAAGACCATGCAGATTTTGCCCCGCGTGGCATGGGAACTGGGCCGCAATTCGAGCCTGCGAGTCGCCATTTTCTGTCAGAACGAGAAGATGGCGATCCGCCGCGTGACCCGGTTGAAGCGCCTGATTGACGGCAAGACCGGCCGGCGGGTTCGCAACGTCTTTCCGCACTTGAGGATTGATAGCGACTGGTCCGACCGCCTGAACGAGTTCAGCGTGGTCCGCGACGGCGAGCCGGTGGACCCCAGCGTAGTCGCCTACGGCATCACGGGCTCGGGAACCGGGGCACGGGCCGACCTCATCATCTGCGACGACATGGTGGACCTGAAGAACTCCGGCACGGCGGGGGAGCGCGACAAGGTCTACGAGCGGTTCACCAACGACGTGTTCCAGTACTTGCCGCCGACCGGGCGCTGTTGGGTGCCCCATACGCCGTGGCACGAGGACGACGCCCATGCCCGCATCGTCCGGGAGGCCCAGCAGCGGGACAGCGGTTGGGTCATCCTGACGCGGGCCATCGTCTATGCCGACCCGCCCAAGGGACCGGAGAGCTTCGATCCGCTATGGCCCGAGTACTGGACCGCCGAGCGGCTTTGGATTCGCTACAAGGAGATTGGCGACCGGGCGTTCAGCCACGCCTTCGGCCTACGGGTCATCTCGGACGCCGACCGGGTATTCGCCCGGATACTGTTCTTTGACTACGACGGGATGGTGGCCCTTCAGCGCGACCCCAAGACGCGGCATCCGTTCCGCAGCTACGTCGCGGTGGACCCGGCCTTCTCGACCAAACGCAAGAGCAACTACACGGGCATGATAGCGGGTTGGGTGGACGTGCATGGCGGGGCGTTCCTGCATGACGCCCTTCGCCAGAAGATACCCGACCATCTCTTGGTAAACCGCATCGAGGACTATTGCCGCCAGCACCGGGCGGATTACTGCATCGTCGAGGACGCGGTGGCCCAGCGGATGATCGTTCACGCCTTGCGGGAGCGGGGCATCAAGGTCATCGCGGCCAAGCCGCAACAGGCGGGGCGGGGCTGGACCGACAAGCGGAGTCGCGGCAGCGGCGTCTCGCGGTTCTTCGGCGACGGCACGATTCGCATTGCGGGCCGGCGGGTAGCCGGCGGATTCGTGGCTATCGAACGGATGCGCGAGGCGCATCACCAGTTGGACTATTTCACGGGCGACGACGGGAACGAGGACGACCTGGCCGACGCGGCGATTTACCTGGCCCACAAGGCCGTCGAGCCGTGGGCACGGGCCAAGGCCGAGCGCGAGGCGGACGTGGCCCCGATGGAACTGGACCCGAAGACCTCCTTGATTAAGCAACTTCGGGAGGCCCAGCGCGAGGACATGCCCGAACCGATTTCAAAGAGGATATGGGGATGGAACTGATTGCCGTGGCGGGCGGCTTTCTCGTGTCGCTGGGGTTGGTTATCTGGTTCGCCCTGCGGTCGTTCCGGGTGCTGGAACACATCGCGGGGGAAGTCTTGGCGAACCAAGGGGAGTTGCAGGAGAGGTTCATGGCCCGGTCCTTCGGCGAGTACGCGAGCTTTCGGGGCAAGCCTGAGCGGGCAGCCGAAGCCCCGCCCCCGGACGAGCCGGAACCGGAAACCGAAGAGCACATCATCGTCCCCCCGCCCACGGCCCGCCTGACGGTGTATCCCAATGCCAATCCGAAGTAAGGCCCAGTGGCGCAAACTGGCCGTAGACCGGCCCGACCTTCTGCACAAGTGGCAGAAGGAGTACCCGCGCTCCTACTCGGAACTTCCCGAACGCATTCAGCGGAAGAAGGGCCCGCTCGCTCTGGGCCGACGCAGAAAGCGGCGAAGGTAGATGGCGAAACCATTTGAGTTGATCGAGAGCGGCAAGGAAAACGACAGCGCGGCGGGGAAACTGTCGAACCACATCCTCGACCTGTACCATCGCGCCGAGGCCATGCGGCACGATATGTTCAGCCAGTTCAAGCACTCGCAGTACATCACCTATACCCGGCAACCCTTGACGTTCGACGTGGACGCCCGGGGCAATATCGCGTTTCGCACCGTCAAGAGCCTGCCGCGAATGCCCGCGGCCCAGGCCCACGTCAACATCATCTTCTCGGTTCTGCGGAAGCAGGAATCCAAGTTGGTGCAGCGCGACCTGGACTTCGAGCCGGACGCCTACGGCATGACGCCGCGAGCCATCCAGGCCATGCGGCAGGCCAAGGCCAACATCAAGTACCTGATGGACCGCTACCGCATTCAGCAGAAGTACGTGGCCCTGGCGAACCGCCTGCCCCACTGCGGCAGCATCTACTGGAAACTGTACACCCGGCCCGCAGGCACGGCCAACCCGACGCCGAGCGGCCGGCAAGTCGATATGTGCCTCGTCTGGCCGTGGGAAGTCACGCTCGACCCGGTCAACACCAGCCCCTTCCTCGAAGACCATTACGAGTGGATACACAGTTACGTCCTGACGCCGGACGAGGCCAAGCACCGCTTCGGCGTTGAGAAGCCGCCCACGGAGGCCAACTGGGGCGGCGGGAACATCGACCTGGCGTCCTACGACCTGTTGGGCGCCAACGCCACGAGCGGCACGGGCACCCCGTGCGTCATCGTCCACGAGCATTTCGACCGCCGGCCCGAGACGTTGAAGCAGTACCCGTTCGGCCGCGTGACGATCCTGATGGGCCGGGAGGGCGGCCGGTACGTTCGCAGCGGGCATTCGCCGTTCCGGTTCGACGTGGACCACGGCGAAAGTCCGCTCATCAAACTGAACAACATCGTCGTGCCGGGCCGCTCGCAGGGCATCAGCACGGCGTCGATTCTCCTGATGACGCAACTGGGCTACAACCAGATTTTCAGCGACCTGATGAAGAACCTCCACATCCGCAACAACGTGAAACTCCTGGCGGCGGCCGGAGCGGTCACGAATCCCGAACAGCTCAAGACCGTGGAGCCCGGCGTCATCGAGTACCAGCCGGGGTACGGCGATGTCGAACCGCTGAAGATTCCCGACCCGTCACCGCAATCGTGGACGATGCTGGACCTTCTGAAGAACAACATCCGCGAGACGGTCGGCGTCAGCGAGGTCAACTACGGCGAATCCGTCGGCCGCCTGGACTCGCGGAGCGGCTACGACCTTCTGCTGAGCGAGTCCGACAGCATCACGACCATGATTCTGCGGGCGCTCAAGTACCCGCTGCAAGACCTGATGTGGCGTCTGCTGCGGGCCTATTCGCAGTACGCCTCTCCCGACGAGATGATTGAGATTGTCGGCGAAGAGGGCACACCGGAGCGGGTCCAGGTCTTGAGCGAAGAGATGATGAAGACCACGCGGTTCCGCATCCGCGTGACGGACAGCGCCCTGACGCCCCGCAACGAGCAGGACTTGCGGCGGGAGGCCATGCAGGTCAGCCAGTTGGCCGGCGGGCCGATGGGCATGGCCGGGGCCTACCTGTTCCTGCGGATGACCAACTCGCCGCTGGTGGACAAGATTGCCCCGGAGTGGGCCTACGGGCGGGAGGCGGCTCGGCGCGAGAACCGGGCCATCGGCCAACTGGACCCCGGGGCGGTGGAGGCCCTGATGGCGACCATGAAGGCCGGAGCCGACGAAGCGCCGGACCCGGAGGCGGCGCAGGCGGCCCTGGCCGAGATGATGATGTACGACCTGCCGCACGCCCCGCACGAGTTGCAGATTCACGACGCACACCTCTACGAGCACACGCTTCAGGCCAACGCCCCGGAGTTCGAGCTGTGGCCGGAGCCCCTGAAGCAGACGCTTATCTGGCACGCTCAGGCACACCAGCGTTTCCAGGCATACGGCCCGCAGGCCAACGACGCTTCGCAACTGGCGCAGACCGGGGCGCAGTCCGGGATGCCCAGCGGCGAGAACCGCGTGGAGATGCCTGCCGACAAAGGCGTAGCACCGGCCCCCGTCATGTGACGGACTAGGCCGTTTCCCCTCGGCGCAGCAGCCGCGCCGTTAGATGCGGGAACTATCCGGGCTGCTCGGACTCCCCGTTGGAGATTTTCTTATGCCACAGCCAGACGCAACTACCCCACAGTCGGGCGCTCCCGCTCAGGGAACTACGCCCGCCGGGGCTGCCGACGGCGCGGGACAGCAAGCGTCCCAGGATTACCGGAAGATGTACGAGGACACGCACAAGGCGTACACACAAGTCACGCAACTACTTCCCAAGGACGCGAGAGACGTTCTGGGCAAGCTGCCTGACAACCAGCGCTCGGCGGCCTACGGCATCATCCAGGAGCTTGTGAACTCGAAACTGGACTTGGCAGACCAGTTGACCCAGTTGCGGGCCAACTTGTCCGGGGCGAACCCCGACGAGTCCACTCCGCAGGAGCCGGTCATCCCGACCACCGAGCCGACGGCAGGCACAGAGTCCCCGGCCTTCAAGGCCATGCTCGACGAGGCGAAACGCGAGTTTCAGACCAAGCTCGAAGCATTGCAGCAGGACTTCACGCACCAGCGGCTCACGGACGCAGAACGGTATCTGGCGTCGCGGATGAAGTCGGCAGGTTTCCCCAACGAGGGGCACCTTGCCGAAGCCCTGAAGGTCAGAGCCCAGATGCGGCTCTACGACATTTCTCAGGGCAAGCCGCCGACCCAGGACCAGACCGATTCGCTCTTTGCGGGCGAGGAAGACAGCAACCTGATCGGCTTTGCGAAGGGCCTTGGTTGGGCCCCGCCGCAAACCAAGTCACAGGCGGCGCTGGCCGGATGGCGCTCCGAGGACGTGGCAGAGATGGGCGCAGGCGTCGAAGGCTCGCCCGAAAGCGGGCAGCAGGCGTTCAATCCCGCCACGGAAGACGAGGGGCTGGAACGAGCCCTCTCTGAACTTCGGACGTAACGGCCCGGCGCTCGCCGGGAGCACATAACCGATGGCGATTGACACTGATCGTCTAACCCTGGCGCGGGTGGGGTACTCGCTTGTAACGTACTTCGCCCCGACAGTGGTCAAGTTCATGTTCACGCACTCGCCCCAGGCGAAGTTCATGACGAACCAGGGGTTCGAGTTCAACGCGGGCGACTACATGAAGTTCTCGTTGCAGCGGTCGCGCGACACCAGCACGATCATCGGCAACATCCAGAGCAAGGCTTGGCCGAACGCTGGCCGCAGCTACGGCAAGCGGCTTGAGATTGCCCCGAGCAACCTCAAGGAAATGATGAGTTCCATCAAGTTGGACATCAAGGACCAGGCCCTGATGAAGAAGGGCGGCGCGACCGTTGAGAACCAGTTGCGCGAGCAGATGGTTCAGATTCGGGAGGACGCCGCGCGGAAGGCCGACTTCAGCACGATGGTCCCCTCGACGGGCGTACTGGCGAACATCGCCGGTGCGACCTATGCCAGCACCACCCTGACGATGACGGTGGACACGCCGGGCGCGCAGTTCCTCTATCCCGGTCTGCACATCTGCGGCGGCGGGGCCAGTTTCGTGGCCGAGTCCAGCACGACCATCAAGTGGCACGGCGAGATCGAGAGCCTTAACCGCAACACCGGCGTCGTCAAGTTCGTGGCGGCCCCGGCCAACGGCACGGGTACGACCGTCGCTTCGGCGACGATGGCCAACAACGACCTGGTTTTCATCTACGACGCTGCGGCCAGCACGGCTTGCGCGGGCTACTACAACATCTCGACGTTCATGACCACCAACTTCACGGCGTACAACATCGGCGCGGCCAGCCGGACCTCGGCGACCGCGGGCTGGACGTTCTTCAACCCGACGGTGACCAGCGGGACCGGCGTTGCCGTGACCCTGGAGGACGTGGAGGACGCCCTGACGAACCACGATATCCAGGCCCGCGTTGTGCCGGACCTGGGCATCTGCTACCCGACCATCTACAAGACGCTGTCGCGGGAACTTCGGGCGAACCAGCGGTTCTCGCTGGCCCCCGACCAGATGCCGGACTACGTCCAGGGCTTCAATCACACCTGGATTGCGGCCGGCAAGGGCCGGGTGCCGATTGTCCCGGACGCGACGATGTGGGCGGACCGCATGTACTTCCTGAAGCGCGAGGACTGGAAGCGCGTCTTGCTTCAGGAATGGGGCTTCGTGGACCAGGGCAACGCCCCTGGCGCTGCGGGCATCTGGCAGCTTGACAACGACTACGGGTTCTACAAGGCCCGTGGTTGGTCGAGTTTCAACTACGTCTGCATGCGCCCGGACCGCAACCTGACCTTGGACACCATCACCGCGTAGTTCTTGAGGGGGGCGGCTTCGGCCGCCCCTCCCAACCTTCGTGAAAGGGAAAGGACATGGCGAATCTGACTGCTGCTTCCCGGCTGCTATTGAACAAGATATGCCGCCGGTTCAAACAGTACAGTGTGGGCACGGCGATTGGCAGTGCCCAGGACGTGGCATCCCGCGCGAGCGATGTTGCGATTACGGCGTCGGCCGCTGCGGTTGCGGCGGCGGCCGTTGCGGCTCGCGCAAGCGATGTGGCAATTACGGCCAGTGCCACGGCGGCTGCGGCCCTGCCCAAGGCGGGCGGGACGATGACGGGGCTGGTCCAAAACTTTCAGGGATTGTTCAATCTCAACACGGTCAGCGCGAGCGCCACGATTCCGAAGAGTTACTACGGCGGGGTCATTTGGTGTGACGTGCGGGTAGACCCCGGCAGTTACACGCTTACGACCCCCTCATCGGCTGTCTCGTGGGTCGGCTTCATGACCTATTCCGATCATCCTGCTGGCGCGGCAACCATCACCTTGCACACGCAAGGCAGCGAGACCATCGCCACAAGCGGGTCTGGAACGTGTGCCCGCCTCATCGGCCCCAACCAATCCTTGTTCCTGATGTATGTGCCGCCGGACGGCACGGCGAGTCAAGGGCATTGGCACCCCATCATCGACAACACGTAACAGGTTACGGTTTCTCTAAGGGAGGCGGACATGCGAGTAGCGATTGTGACCGACGTGCCCGAAGGGGCGCAGGTCGGATGGGGCACGGCGGAATCCGTCGGCCAGCAGTTTCATCCGGGCATTCACTGGATCATTCTGGGAAAGGGCCGTCTGGGATTCGACCTGACCGATTTTCAGGCGGCCCATCCCGGCGTGCAGCTCAGCATCGTGGAAGAGTGCAACCTGCCGGAACTGGTGGGCGACGCCGAGTACCTTTGCTGGCTCGACCCCGGCGACCAGTTGACGCTCCCGGCCATCGCCATGATGGTCAAGCTATTGGACTGCCAGCCGACGCACGTTGCGGCGGTCGGGCACATGCAGCTCATCGCGGGCAACGAGCAGCGGATCATCGCCCAGATGGAACCCGCGTTCGAGCAGGCCCAGCGCGTCCTGCAAATCGGCAGTTGGCTGGAAACGAGCGGCACGCTTATCCGCCGCTCGCTGCTTGAGAAGTTGGAATGGCCGCGACCGTTGGAACGGCGGCATTTTGCGACGATAGCCGGATGGGGCGATTTCGCGCGGTATCCGCACCCGACGTTGGTGCGAATCCAGCCGCAAGGGGCGTAATTTTCGGGGAGGCGACATGCGAATCCTGCACATCTCGGACAACTGTTGTATCCGCGTCAAGAAGATGGCGATGGCGGCGCGGAGCCGCGGCAAGCACTGGATCGGCAGCCTGTCGATTCAGAACGTCAGCCTGGGCGACTACTTCGACGAGGCGTACTACTTCCATGACCCCGACTCGCTGGCGTGGCAGGCCCGGCGCATCCAGGCCGATGTCTACCACGTCCACAACGAACCCAACTACCTCGTCGCCAAGGCCATCGAATCGCAGTGCGGCCCGGTAGTCTGGGACGTTCACGACCTGGACCTCGTGCGCTTCGACCACATGCCGGGTGCCCAGAACTCCGAGCAGGAAGAGCGGATGCTCGCGGCGCACGCCGAGGCGGTTATCCTGCCCTGCAAGCGCTACCGCGAAATCCTGGGACTGGGCACGGTCCTCTACTCGTTCTGCGGCAAGCGGCACTTCGGATGGAACGACGACCCGAAAGAGAACCTGGTTCTCCAGGGGCACGTCAACGCGGACAACCGGGCGGGCTACTGGCTGGATTACCGCTACGTCTCGGAAGCCCTGGCCCGCGTCGGCGTGGACCTGCACATTCAACCCGCAGGGCACAGCACGGGCATCACCTACGATACGAGCCGGGCGCTTCAGTACCATTTCGTGCCCTACGAGGCCATGCTGGAGATTATCAGCAAGCACCGCTGGGGCCTCGTGTGCGGCGGCGTCCCCTGTCCCCAGTGGCAGGCGGCAATGCCCAACAAGCTCTTTGAATATTTGGCTCGCGGCGTGGTGCCCGTCGTCCTGTGGGCCGACGAGGCCGCCGAGTTCGTGACCAAGCGCGACATCGGCGTCGTCCTGGAGAAGCCGGAGGATGCGGCGAAGGTCCTGACCGAAGGGACGTGGCAGCGCTGCCGGAAGAACCTCAAGCGGATTCGCAAGGACCTGATGGCCGAGACGCAGGGGGTGAAGCTGATTGCCATCTACGAGCACGCGATAGGCAAGTGGCGGGCGGACAAGGACAAGCAGGAACAGGAAGAGAAGAAGCAGAAAAGGGAGGCGGCAGGTGGTTGATACGTTGGAACATACCGAGAAGGCTTACGACTTTCTGTGGGACGAAGGGCAGGACGTGGCCCCGCACGCCGAGATACAGCGCATCAGCCGGGAATGGTTGCTGGAGCGCTACTGCGACGGCGACTCGGCGGTGGTTGACCGCTGGCTGGGCGACCAGACGAAGATCATTCTGGATGCCGGTTGCGGTGTAGGACATTCGGCCCTTGGCCTTTTCGGCGGGCGACTGCGCGGCAATTACTACGTGGGCGTAGACCTGTCGGCGACGGCGCTTCGGGCGGCGCGGCAGCGGTTCCGGGCGCTGGACTATCCCGGCGTGTTCGTGAATTGTGACCTGATGCACATTCCGTTGCTCGACGAATCCGCCGACATTGTGCTGGCCGAAGGCGTCATGCACCACACCGATTCCGTGCGGGCTGCGATGGCCGAGTTGACACGGAAGCTCAAGCCCGGCGGCCTGTTCCTCGGCTACGTCTACGCCAAGAAGGGACCGGCCCGCGAGTTCACGGACGACCACATCCGGCAGGCCATAGCCGAGATGAGCGACGAGGACGCCTGGAAGGCCCTCATGCCCTTGACGAAGCTGGGCATCGCCTTGGGCGAACTGGACTGCGAGGTGGACGTGCCGGAAGACGTGCCGCTCCTGGGCATCCCCAAGGGACGGGTGAGCATCCAGCGGCTTATCTACTGGCACTTCTGCAAGATGTTCTACCGGCCCGAGTACACCTTCGAGGAATGTCATCGCTGCAACGCCGACTGGTTCAGGCCGCTGAATTGTCACCGCCACACGCCGGACGAAGTGCGGAAGATGTGCGACGCGGCGGGGCTGAACATCGAACGGATGCACATTGAGGAAGCGGGCATCACCATCGTTGCCCGAAAGGGGGAACAATGAGCGACGTACTGGTTGTCTGTTGTGCGGACTGGGCGAACGGGGCCTACCGGGTCAAGCAGGAATTGGACTCGCTGGGCTTGGACGTGGTGGCCTTCAAGGGAATGCCCCATCAGTTCGCTTACGCGGACGAGGTGCCGATGATTCCGGGCGACTGGCGGGGACCGCCTGCGTTCAGCTACGTGCCGCGCCTGAAGCCTTACGCCGAAGCGGCCCGCTGCATCATGTTCATGTCCAGTCAGTTCGTCGAGATGGGCGTGAACCTTGCCGAGAAGAAATGCACCGTGTGGCATGGCGGGTCCGATTACCGGATGCGGCCCAAGCAGTGCAACGACCTGTTCAACCCCTACGTCGAGGTGACGATGATCGGCGCGCCCGACGAGATGGGCATAGGGGCAAAGAACGAGGTCTGGATACCGCTGCACGTCGATACGGCGGGACTTGACCCCGTGTACGAGCGGCGCGACCCGAAGAAGGTGCTGGTCGGCCATTTCCCCAGCAATGCGGGCATGAAGGGCACCGGCCTCATCTGTGCCGTCATGGACAAGCTCAAGGCCGACCCGACGGTTGCCGACCGCTTCGAGTACATCGGCTTGCGGGGCGACGCCCGGCTGAGTTGGCCGCAGCACATGAACCGCGTGCGGCAATGCGATGTCTACATCGACCAGATTATGCCGAGTCTGGGCGGGAGACCGGCAGGGTACTTCGGCACGTCCAGCATCGAGGCGGCCGCGCTGGGCAAGGTGGTGATGGTCAACAACCTGTACCGCGACCAGTTCCATGCGGAGTTCGGGGCTGCCGAACCGATGTGGACGAACACGGCGGAGGAGCTTGAGGCGGCGCTGCGGGAAGTGCTGTCGTGGACGGAGGCCGAGCTTCGGGCCAAGCGCGAGGCGACGCGGGACTGGATGGAGAGGATTCACGGCTTGAAGCCGGTTGCCGAACGGATGTGGGAGAAGGTCTTCGGTCCCATGCTCGACGGGAAGGGGAGAAAGTGTACCAGTACGACGGTTGGAAACGGGGCCACGTCTGCGACGGCGATTATGTCTGGGTCCACCCGCTAAGCAGCAATGCCAAGCGCGGCGGGCCGTGGGGCATGAACGCACACGCCTTCCGCCGCGAAGTCAAGCGCCTGGACCCGCGAATGGACGTGATGCTCTGCCTCCAGACCGGCGGCATCGAGATTCTACGGCTGGACCGCGACCCGCCGATGCGCGTCTGGTCGAGTTTCTATGCAGGCGCGAAGGGCTGGCAGTGGGAAGCGCCGGGCAAGCACGCCATCGAAGGTATCCGCCGGGCCATCTGGGTCGAACACCGCCTGATTGACGCCGAGGACGAGGTCGAGCGCTTGAAGCATCAGCGCGCCACAGACGCCGAGATGGCCGACGCGGACGACCAGACTATGGACGCCGTCGCCTGGGCCAGTAAACGTTATTCCCGACCGTTCTTCAAACGGAGAAAGAAAGATGGAACAGTTTAGCTGGGGCAACACGAAATGCGAGCTTCGCCTGATTCGCCAGGCGGCCGGTTCGGACACCGTGCTGGCGGCGTCGCTTCTGGCGAGCGCCACCTGGGCGGCGGCGGCCCGCGCCGTCAAGCCCAAGACGGGCCGGGCGCGGCTGCTGGTCGTGTGTTGCAGCGGCCAGGCGTCCACGGCGTCGAATACCAACGTCGCCACGCTGACGCCGCTCATCCGCGACGACCAGGGCAAGTTCTGGGAACTGGAACCGGCAAGCCTGACCCTCGACCACCGCCTGCGAATCGGGGCGGCAACGCTGGTTCAGGCCGACCCCGCTGAGTGGGACGTATTCGGTCTTGCCGAAAGCAACATCCAGCAGGCCGCCGCGGTTCCCGCCATTTACATCCGCCTGACCGGCACACTCGGCATTCCCGTCGATATCTACGCCGGCATGTTCTAATCCCTTAGGGTGTAACCCCCAATGGCCTATTTCAATCTGACGCGGACGGAACTCCGCGCCCGGGTTCAGGGCGCACTCGGCTATTCGGGCACGCTCTCGGCGACCGAGACGGCGCTCTACAACGAGAAGATCGACCAGGCGGTCCTCGACGTGATGACCGACCTCAAGTTGCCCTTCGTCCGCGAGGAGGTGGTCTACACCACGACGGCCGATCAGGCGCATATCGTGCTGGACGAGGACTTCGCCGGTCTGGGTCCGGCCGACCCGATTGTCTACACCAGCGAGGGCGGCAGCGTGATGAGCGTGGTCGGCCAGGGCGAGTTCGTCCGCGAGGACGACCTGCAATATACCGATACGGGCACACCGGCCAAGGGCACGTTGCGCTACGACCCGGCGACCGCCCGCTTCTGGCTCTACCTCAAGCCCATTCCTGACGCGGTCTACTCTGTGCGGCTCTATGGCTTTCGCATCGAAAGCGAACTGACGGCCGCGCACGATGTGGCCGCCGTTCCGTTTCCCCCGCAAGTGCTGCATCTTATCACGCTTCGCGCCTGTTACCACATCGCCTTCATCAAGAACCGGGACGATCGGAAGGTGCTTCAGGGCGAATACGAAGGCGAACTGCGACGGGTGGCTCGCGGCGTCGGCGACCGCGGCGCGGGCGGCGACTGGCGGTTCCACGATCCCGAATACTAACCTGGCGGTAGGCAATGGCTAAGCGCCCTCTCGACATCGTCCTGGGCGGGCTGAACACGGCTCGTCCGGCCGAAGACCCGTTGATGGAGGGGCAGGGCACCGAGCTTCTGAACCTCATCCAGCGGAGCGGCCGTCTCGCCAAGCGGGGCGGCTTTCTTGATTACGCCCTGACGGGCTGCGCCTCGGCGCAGGTCTGGGCGCGGTACGTCTACGAGGCCGACGCCACCGAGTACGACATCTGCAAGTGCGACGACGGGGCGCTGTATCGCGCGGCGGGCGGCGGTCCAGGCTTTGCGGCCGTCGGCGGCGAAGCCTCAGGCACGGGTGCGACTCGCGGGAGCTTCTGGCAGCGCGGGAACTACCTGTACTACACGAGCGGCAACAAGAACGTCTGCATCTGGTACGACGGGGCGGCTTGGCACTGCACGCGAATGGGTGCCGACGCGGGGACCAACTCCGTCGCCACTGCGGCGGGTGCGGGGACGGGCGGGGTCAGTCCGGGCACATACCTGTACACCATGTCGGCCTACGACGACGGGCGGCGGTGCTGGGGTCTGCGGGCTCCCTACGGGATATCGAGTCATTACGCCCTGGCCCCGGACAAAGATGTAATCGGCATGACGTGGACGGCCGCCAGTTATACCATCGGCGGCGCGACGGCATCCAAGGTCATCATGTGGCGGGCTCCGGCCATCCTGATGGCGTCGGGTAAGATTACCTACGCCGAAGCCTGGCGGATGGTCAAGGCTACGGACAACGACGGCACGAGCGTAGACGACCTACCCGACAGCGCCCTCGGCGACCAGTACCGGGGCATCGGGGGCATCCCGCCGGCCACGGACATCTCCTGTTACTACAACGACCGGGCCTATTACCTGAGCGGGGCTACGCTGTGGTACAGCGAGCGCGGCCGGCCGGAGATGGTTCCGCAAATCGACACGCGGCTGTTCATCGGCGAGCACGGCGAGCCGCAACCTTACGGCGAGAACCGCATCCACGTACCGGGCCGGGGAACCGGGCTGGGCGTCTACGGCGGGCGGCTGTTCATCTTCACGACCGACGCGACCTACGCCCTGGCGGGCGACGGCCACGGGGCGCAGCTTTACCGCGTGTTCGGCGCGGGCTGTGCCTACCATCACAGCATCGTCGCTTGCGACTACGGCCTGTTCTGGCTTTCGAGCGTCGGCGTCTGCCGCTACTCGGGCGGGCGGTTCGAGGTGTTGACCAAGGACCGCATCGACTTCGACGACACGGCCCAGGTGACGTGCGCCAGCCGGTCGGCTTGGACGGCCAACACCAGCGGGGCGGTCAGCGCCTACGACGGCGAACGGCACATGTACCTCCTGGCCCAGACGCCCGACGGTACGGTGTCCGGGACGAACCCGCGATTCATCCTCTACTACGATTGTCGCACGGAAACTTTCGGCCGCTGGTCGATGGCGTTTCAGGGTGCGAGTTACCACATCTACAGCATGGCGAACCTGACCAGCCGCACGGCCAAATCACAGTTGCTCCTTTCGGTCGGTTCGACGGCCTACTACTACTCGGCCAGTTCGCAGGACGCGGGCAGCAACTTCTCCGGCCTCTGGTACGGCTGGTTCGGCCAATCGGACTTCGACCTGACGAAGAAGTGGGGCGACCCCGACATCCTGTTCACGAGCGGCGGTTCGGGGAGCGCCGTCCTGACTCTCTCGGCCTGCAACTCGCCGACCACCGCCGACGCCAACGCGGCCAGCCAGACCGTGCCCGTGAACGACATCGGCCCGCACACGCTTGGCGAGATTGGGCACCAGACCGGCCGCCTGTGCCGCGTGGCGATTGCACATTCGAGGGCCGGGAAGATGGAGATCACCCGCCTCAGGGTCAGCCGTGTTCCCATCTCTCGCGGCGGACTCGGCGTGGACAAGGCATAATGGCAATCCCGCTGCCGGTCTATTGCTGGTCGCCCTTCTGGGACTACGTCTACCGTCTGGACAACGGCGGGCCGATTGCCACCGCCAAGATGACCGAGTACATCGACCGCCTGCGGAACATGGGCCTCGACTGGACCCCGCTTGCCACGGGTTATGACGGCATCGCCGCATGGGGTGCCTCGCTTACCCGCTCCCGCGGCGCGCAGGTCATGCTCAAGCGTGCCCCGGGCCACGACACCTACAGCTACACGCCCGCGGCTAGTCTCGTCAACTGGTCGGCCAACATCAAAATCACCGAGCCGACCAAGCCGGGATTCAACGCCAACAACTTCCACGACAGCTACAACCCAACGCTAAGCGCATCCTCGACGAACGTATACGGCTTCTGCACCAACTCCCGCGAGGCCGAGTACACGAACACAATCTCGCTCCTGAAGCACGCCGTGGGTGTGGTTTCCCCCGAAGGCGTGATGCTGGACACCGAGATATGGTTTCCGGGCGATTACGTCGCCCCACCCATCGACCAGCCGACGTGGATTGCGGGTTGCACCCGTTGCGCCGGATACCCCGGCTACAACACGGGCTGGGAGGGAATCCGAGCGGCCTTTGCCAGCGCGATAGCGACGAAGGTGCCCGACGCGCCGGTCCACTGGTTCAACAAGTGGAACTGGAGCGCCCTGTTCAACAAGCGCAACCAGCGCCCGGGGCAGGAACCGTGCTGGTATCACGGCACGGGGAACGTCCTGCCGATGATGGCCCTGTACGACATCTGGCGCGAGGACGGCACGTTCACCTATCCGGGCTACATGAACACGCTGCTGGCGAACGTGCCGATGCTCGGCAGCGTGCCGTGGCTCTCGCCCTACAAGGTGGCCTACAACGCTTGGGCGGACACCCCGGAGAACATCTACGTCGCTCCTGAGCGGTTCTACGAGGGCGTGACGGCCCTCATGGCTCGCGGTGCCGTCGGTTTCGTCCTCTATCCCGGGCCAGTGGTCGAGTGGGAAAGCTGGGGTCCGAGCGGCTGGCACGCGCCTTTCTACGGCGCTGAATACGAGGCGTGCGTCTGGGCCATCCTGGAAGCGGGCGTCCGGGCGGTCCACGATTACTACGCCGTCCGCCGCCAAGTCGCACCCTACACCCGTCCGGCGAACAGCGTCTTCTACGGCCCGCCGTTGGCGGTCGCCCCTGAAATCATGGCCGCGCCGCAACCCCACATCATCGGCGCGACGTTCGAGGACCCGGCCGACCTGTCGGGCGACATGGCCGACGCCTTTGCCGGGCGCTACATTCCGCAGGAAAGCATGAGACGATGAACCTGCATCCCAGTTCGCCGACGGACGAGTTGCGCGACCCATACGACCTGATGAACATGGTCATGGGCCATAGCGTGCAACCCGACGCTCAGGATGTGGCGGACTTGGGCTTGGACGAGGGACCGCTCGACAAGGGGGCGCTGCGCGGCGTGGCCCGGCCGCTGGAATCCGGCGTCTATCCGGCCCGCGTCCTCAAGGTCTATTACGACAAGACAGACGCGACCTATTGGACGGCGGGGGTCCGCAAGGACAAACTGGACCGGCGAGCCATCGACGTGATGCTCGTCGATCCCTACAACTACGATTGCAGTTTCGTCACCGACCGACCGCGGACGCTCCACGGCGTCATGCCCGACGAGGTATGCCCCGACCAGGACGCCTACCATGCGGTCGAGGGCGACATCGTATGGGTCAAGCATACCGGCTACGGCGACTGGTTCCGCACCCGCTGGGAACCCTTCGTCGGCAGCGTGACGACGGTTGCGGCAAGCTACGTCGATGTGCGGATGCTCAAGTTGGTCGGCGACCCCGATGCGGCAGGGTTCAACGGGGCGAGCCTGACGGAACTCGCCGCCACACCGACGGGAACCTACTATCGCAACCTGCGGCCCGGGGCTTCGGTCACAGACGCGATTCACTACGACTTCAAGTATGTCCGCCCGCTGGCGTCGCTGAACAACGAGCCGCACCAGCTTCAGGCCGATGACCGGGTGCTGGTCTTTCAGCGCGGGCGATACATGCTCTGCGTCGTGGACCGGGCGCTCGGTTGGTGGGGAGAGATTACAACCGCCGGTCCCGGCGGGGCGGCGAACTACGCGGACGCCCGGTACTGGGTGATTCACGTCGAGGACCAGTCTGCGGCGGGCAGCGCCCACTCATCCCCCACGATGGTTGCCGTCGCATCGCCTATCACGGCGACGAACTTGGGGGAGTTGGACGCCGGGACCCACGATGTCAATTCTGGGGTAATGGTCTGGGTTCGTCGGTCCCTCGACCAGCAGGCTTCGCCGGTCTGCCGATTGGTGTTCAGTGCCGCGCCGGGCGGCGGTATCGCGGCGTCGCTCCAATGGGCTCTCATCACGTCGGCCGCCACGCCGACCATCAACCAGGGCTGGAACCGCCTCAACGCGGCGAACGGCAGCCCGGTTGAGTGCGACTACGATGGGACCAATCCGGGTGCGGCGGTGGTTCTCAAGCTCCGCGACCACGGCGGCTCGGTACAACCCAAACTCGGCCCGGCGTCGGCCAGCAGTCCGTGCGTCATCGGCTACTTCGAGGACGACGCGGGCAGTAACGTCGGCGTTCACTACCGCCTGAAAGCGCTGGTAATCAACTGATGCCCTGGGACACGCTGCCATGCTTCGCCGGGGAAACCATCCGGGACGAACTGTGGGACGAACTCTACAGTGCGGTGGACGAGCGCGACAACCTGAACGTGAACGCCATTGTCGCGCCGCCGGTCGTCAACGCCGGTCAGGAACTCGGCAGCATCACGGCCTACCAGCAGGCGGTTATCGACCTCGTGGACGTGGACGTGTTCGCCATTGGCAACCTGCTTCCCCCGGACGGATGGACGAAGGAACAGCCCGACCACTTCAAGGCGTACTATTGCCAGGGCGATCCCGGCAGCCCGTCGGCCTACGTCAACGTGCTGGACGAGCAAGGCGTCAGGGGTGCCCCGGCCACGCCGAACCAGTGGTTCCGCTACAAGGCACCGTGCGAGCCCCACAAGGGCCTCTGGAACGACATGCGGCTCGTCCTGAATGCCCTGACGTGGAAAGGCATCCGCTACACCGGGATCGACCCCAAGGAAGGCGACCACGCCAGCGACACGCGGACGGTCCTGTGGGACGACCGGGTAGCCGAGTTCGAGGACGCCAAGGCCGACACGTTCGGCACCCTGAGCAAGGCGGGCGCTCCGCAGGAGGGCGGGCCTTTCGCCCTGTCTCTCGGCCGCGCGGCAACCTACACATGGGCTTGGTGGGACGAAGATGAAATCACCATCGACATGGACGTGTACTACACGGACCACCTGGAATACACCTATAACACGGCGGGCCTGAACGGCTACACCATCGAGAAAGCCTATCTGGTCATCGACGCCCGGAATGACCTTGGGCAGGACTGCTGGGACCAGGTGGACATCGACGACCATTTCTGGTGGGCGGTCTTTGACGATGCCGGAGTGCAGATTGGAGTTCCCAAGTGGAGCGGGACGAAGGACGCCATCGGCGGCATGTACCAGAGGGGATACTGGTACGTGGAGATTCCGGGTGCGGACGCGGCCATCAACAAGGTCGGCAACACCACCTACCAGTTACGCTACATGGACGACGTGACGGACATTCCGGCGGGGTGGACATGGAACCCCGTGGCGAATGACTACATCAATGGGCTCGTTCACGGTAGGCCCTGCGTCTTTCTCTATGTCAAGATTGGATTTGATTTCGTGGCCCCTGGCGCATTTCAGGCGGACGCCTTCCAAGACGACGCATTTCAGGTATAGGACAGAATCATGCCTTTTCGACACGAGTTTGTATCAGCCAAGGCGGATGGCGGCGACACCACGAAAGTTCGGCCGCTGAGCAACTGGAACGACGACCACGTCATGGCCGTCTATGACGGCGTTCCCTCGGGCGCGGCCAACAGCCAAGTGTGGTTCAGCGAGTTGCCGGAGCACACGGTCGATGGCAACACAATGGGCCTCTGGCATCTCCACAACCGAGTCTGGACGGATGGCACGGACAACGACTATGACCTGACGACCTACAACGCGCCGACGTTTGTGAACGGCGGGGCATCGTTCGTGGCCTCTTCCGTGGGCGCGTTCAGCCAATGGGCCAAGGCCACGACCTTCCCGAACATCCGTGGCAAGACACAGTTCACGAACGAGGCATGGTTGTATCTGACTTCGAACTTGGTAAATAATGATTACCGACCGATTTCGGCCCAATATTACAACACCCGCCTGCGACTCTACAAGACGGGGGGAACGACGAAATTAGAGGGCTACGCCTACGCTTCGGTGACGGGCCTAGTCACCGTGACCTATACCTTTCCGGCTGACCCCGCGACCATGACTTGGCACCACGCGGCGATGACCTATGAGGTCAACGCCGCCAGCGGCGCGAAACTCTGGTGGGGCGGGTCGAACGTCAAGAGGTCCGCAGGCACGACGCCCAACGAGGAATTCAAATTTACGAGTACCGGCCTCTGGGTCGCCCGCGATGCCGACAACTACAGTTGGAACGGCTACCTGGACGAAATCCGCTTCAGCGACACCGTGCGGTATGCCGCCCTGTTCACGCCCACTCGCGCCAGCAACCCCATTCTGCGCGCCAAACGGTCAGGGGTAATCTATCAGACGGTCCTGGAAACCATGCCATAGGAGGGTGCCGTGGCGAGCAACGACAACGGTTGGAAACGAATCGGGATCATCGTGGCCCTGATTGTGGCTTGCGTCAGCGTTATCGGGACGGCAGTGGCCTTTGCCGCCAGCAAGGCCGACCGCAGCGAGCTCCAGAGCCAGGAAATCCGCTTGCGGGCCATTGAGGTGGAATCGGCGGTGCAGCTCGAATGGCGCAAGGCGGTTATCGAGCGGCTGGACCGCATCGAGAGAAAATTGGACGGCAAGGTTACGGTTCGTTGAGTAGTAGGGGCGCTTAATTTGGAGGTAGGGGATGCACGCCGAACGATGTCCGGTCTGTATGGGAAGGGGAGAAATTGGCCCTGATTCGCGCGGAATCACGGTTCCTACCAAGCAGAAATGCCACGGTTGCGATGGTAGGGGGTGGGTTTCGGTCACAGACCCGAGCCGTCACTGGCCGGATGCGCCACCAGCCACTTGGTTCCGCGACGGCCAAGAGTACCAGATTTATCGCGGAGGCAAACTTCATCTCGGGCCGAGGACAGGGTGGTGGTATGTGCCAACTCAAGGACTGATTGGAGAGGAATGATATGAGGCGAATGGCGCGGAATCTGCTGGTTGTGGCCCTGCTGGTCGGGCTGATGGGCTGTATCGTCGGGCCGCCGACGCCCAGACAGACGTTGCGGACCAGTTACGACGGCTTCGCGGCTGTCGTGAACGTGCTGTGCGATTACTACGAGGCGGGCTACCTGACGGACGAGGAGTTTGTCGAGATTCGGGGCTGGGCGGGCATTGCCAAGACGGCCCTGGACACCTGGAACGAGGCGTTGGTGGCGGGGCAGCCCTATTCGACGGCGATTGAGCGGTTCAACGCCGCGCTGGGGGAACTGATTCGCATCAAGATACGCACCGAGACTCGGAGCATGAAGGAGAAGGCCAATGTCCGACCCGATGGCGATATTGTTAGCGGCTAAGGCTGCGATGGAACTGCTGGCGGCTATCGTCCGCGCCTTGGAGGCGGGACCGGACGTGACCGACGAGCAACTGGCCGCTGCCCGGGCGCGGGCCGATGCGTCGCTGGCCCGGATGGACGCGCTCGTGCCGAAACCTGAGTAAGAAAGGGGAGTGTGCGATGGCAGAGGAGTGGCCGCCCAAGCAACTGAAACTTAAATCTGATGCGGGAAACACGGGGTTCTCGCCATGCGTCCCGGAGAATGTGTCTGTAATCGGGGAATATGCCGGCGGACCGGGCCACCCATTGGTTCCGATGGTCTACATTCTCGACAAGCGGCAACAGGCGCGGTACGGCGGCCCTATCGTAGTTGAGTTGCGACCGGAGGAGGCCGAGGGCGTTGCACTCATGCTTGTTCGCTCCGCGGCACTGGCGCGGTCTGTGGAGTACGTGGAAGATGAATCTGAAACGAAGGAGGGTTAACGATGTCGGTGGTAAAAGCGTTGCTGCGAAGTCGGAAGTTCTGGCTGGGGATGGCGGGCATCGGCGTCGTCATAGCGACCGTCGGGTTCGGCGTGGGCGAAGAGAAAGCCAACGAGATTGCGACTTCGGTTGTAGCGATTGTGATTGCCCTGATGGCGACGATTGCCATTGAGGACGGGGCGACCAAGCTGGCGAACGGGAAGAACGGCCAGTAGGGCAGGCGCGATGAAGAAACCCGAATCGGCCTACCTCGTGAAGTGGCCCAAGGATTGGGTTCGCGTTTCCCCACTGGACGACACGCAGACACATTGGCGGCAGTTGCCGAGCGGCGACTATGAGATTCGCCTTACCGTGCCGGTTTTGATGCCTGAATCCGTGGTTGCCATAACGGGCATTGGGGGCGAGGACTCCGATGGACAAGGCAGAGATTGAGGCAATCGCCCGGGACTTCGCGGCCCTGACGCACGAACTCGGCCATGCGTCGGGCGACATGGCAATCCTCTACGTCCAGGAGATTCTTGCGGAAGGGCGGCGGGCGACCGAGGCCCTGACGAATCTGCCGGAACTCTTCTGGCTCGTCGGCTCTCGGTTGCGGGACACCGCTCTGGAGGCGCACGGTGCCAGGGATTGAAAGGACTTGCCATGACGATCATCCGAAGGGTCGTGCGCCGTCCCGGACGCCGCCGCAAGGTCGTTGTCGGCCGCGTGAAGGGCGAGACTGGGAAAACCTCGCCCCCCTCTCAGGACTCAGCGTCGAAGACGACGACTACGACCCCTGGCTGCTTGGACTCAGTCCAGGGATGGCTCGCGTATTCTACCGTGCGCTTTGCGATGCCGGAGAGCCGGGGGATAGTGCACGGATTGCCGTGGGATACCTTCGGGGTCTATTTCTCAGGCGACATTCACTAAGCCCGCACTAGCGAGATTGCCATGAACAAGCCGGACCAGCTCTGGGCGGAGCGCTTCTTCCGCGAATGCCTGTCGCAATTGAACGCCGGGAGCTGGAATTTTGAGTTGACATTCAAGAACGTGGGCGACGACAAGAGCCTCGGCAGCACCGAGGTCAATATCGGCCGCCAGATGGCGTATATCGACGTCTTCACCAAGGCGCACGATGGGCAGGCCGACCTGGAAGACACCTTGGCCCACGAGGCATTAGAGGTGGCAGTGGCCGACCTGACGGAGTTCTTCTCGGGCTTCTTCAAGGAATCACAGGCTGAGTACCTGACGAAACTCCTACACAAAGTCATCGAACCCTGCGCGGCGATTCTCGCCAAAGCAGTTCACGCCGAAGTCAATTCGGACTAGCGCACGTAGCGAAGGAGCGAACATGGACCCCGTCAACTTCGGGACCACGATGGCGGCCGCATTCAGGTATTTCGACGACCAGGACGGCAAGACCAAGAAGCGGCCCAAGGCGGCGTCGCCGACAGTGGCCCGGCAACCGGCCGCCACGGCACAACCGATGCCCGCGCCGATTCCCGGCCCACAGGCGGGTACGACTCAAGTTCCCCTTGAGCGCGCCTTGATGCGGGTGGCGGGCGGCGCGGGGCAACCCCGGCCGCAGGGGGGCGGTGCGCCCCTTTGGCAGACCTGGAATCCGGTGTCGCCGCTCACCCAGAGTTTGGGCAGGCAGAGTCACCGCGCCTGGGTTCCGCCGGGCTTTTCATCTCGGTACGTTCGGCCCTACAGTTACGGCCCTGCCGGCGCACAGCAACAGGGCGTAGCGGGCGGCTTCTATCCGCCGGCGATTCAGGCGATGGCGGGGCGTGGCGGTGCGCCCCAAGGCCCGGCAGGTCCGAGTCCGCAGCAGATGTCGGCCCTGGCGATGCTCTTTGAGCGCCAGCAGACTCAGGAAGGCCGTCAAGCGGCCGTCGGAGAGGCCGAGCGCGGGCGACAGTTCGTTGGACAGCAAACTGCGGCGGGCCAGCAATTCACGAGCGCCGAGGCCGAGAAGGACCGGCAGGCGCGAACCGCATTGCTCGACAAGCAGGCGCAGAACCAGATGGCGATGCTCAAGGCCCAACAGGAGGGCGACACCGCAAAGGTCATGCAACTCCAGAAGGCCCAGGGCGACCTTGCCATGCAGTTGAAGGCTGTTGACGAACGGATGCAGACGACTGGCCTGGGCGTCCAGAAAGAGATAGCCGCAATGGGCATCGAGGCGGCGAAATTGCAGCGAGAGACCTCGCCGGAATGGAAATATGCTGGCCTGAAATTCGAGGAGGAGAAGGAACTCGGGGAACTGAAGAAACTAGAACCCGTTGATCGACAAGTAGAAGAACTCCTAGCGGCAGACCCGGATTCTTGGTCGTCAGAAGGCCAGTTGGCGAACTTTGCCAGCGGTGTTTCGGGTATCGTCCGCAGCATCTTGGAGGCGAAGGTTCCCGACCAGACCAAGGCAACCAAACTGCGCCAGTTGGGCGAGCGACTTTCAACCGCATTGACCTCAGGCTGGACGGCAGAAACGTTGGAAACCACGATACCGTTCTGGAAGCATCTCCCCGTTCCGAGTATGCAGCGCGGCGCGGCCGTTCGCAAGAAACTTCTGGTCCAAACACTGCCGATCATCGACCGGGCGATTGCTAATTTGGGACGTGGCGCGGCCGAGTGACGGCAAGTAGACCAATGCCGCCAATCCAACTAGCGCCAATGGCGATGCCAGCGAAAACCCAGGCCGAGTTGTCCCTCGGTCGCCAAGTTATCGCGCCGGTCTTGTAGTTCTGTTGCTGGCGCTGCCATGTGCTGTTGTATCGCCGGTCCTTGTCATAGGCCCAATAGCCACCGTACAGACTGCCGATGACTAATCCAATCAGAACGAGTACAGCAAGGATTCGCCAATTACCCTCATTCATTGATTCTCCCTCCGTTTTCGGCGACCTACTCTATTATCCCGCCCTGCGGGCAAATGTCAATATGGCGGTGTCAAGAATATGACCCGACTCCCCGCGCTGCCCAAACTCAAATTGCCCAAACTGCCGAAACTGGCGGCGATGGCGAAGACGGCCTACGCAGGCGCTGACCGGCGGAAGGGTCCGCGCCTGAGCATCGACGAAATCAACCGCATGGGCATGGAGGAACTGAAGAAGCACCCGACCTTGCGCAGCAAGAAGAAGTGGTGGGACTATCCGCTCGACCTCCTGGACCTGCCCAGGAACCTGGTCGCTCAGGCCGTCGGCGAAGTGGCGGGCGTCAAGCGGGCCAAGAAGCCCAAGGACGTGTTCGGCCTGCCCAAGGTCTACATGTCCGACGTGCTGGAGAAGGTCGGCGTCAAGAACAAGATTGCCAAGGCGGTTGCCGGTTTCGTCGGCGACGTGGCGATTGACCCCTTGACGTATCTGGCAGGCGGCTCTACGAAGTTCGCCAGCCTGGGCGGTACGGCGGTCAAGAAGGCCGCGATGTTGGGCATCGACGACGCCGTGCGGGCGGCGCTCAAGACGGGGACCGTCAAGACTCTCGGTCGGTACAGTGCATTGGCGAACGTCGGCGCTCGCAGCATGAAGAAGGCCGCTGCCCTTGCCGCGAAAGACCCGAAGAAGGCGGGCCAGTTGGCGACCAAACTGGTCGAGAACATCAAGGGCAACCTGCTCAGGCAGGTCGCCAAGAAGGGCGCTGCGGGGGATGCGGCGCGGAGTTTCTTCACGGAGTTCGCACGCAAGGGCGCTCCGATTCTGCACATGCCGTTCACGGCGGCGGAAATCACGTTGCCGCTGGGGCGGGCCGCGCGGTTTCAGAAGGCGATTTCCGGCATCGGTATCACGGCGGCCGAGGGCGCGCGCATCGAGCGGCAGATTCGGACGGTCGAGCGCGGGCTTAAGGCGGCCACACAAGTCACCACGGTCGGGCCCGAGAAATTGCTGGCGCACCAGGCGCGGTCAACGGCACTGCGCAAGGAGATTCGGGCGCTTTCGCAGGAAGTCAATGCCCGAGTCCGTGGCATCAAGCGACTGGGCAAGTTCCGGCAGAGCATCGAGGGCAAGACCGCGAAGGCGTCGGCCCTGCGAACCGCCCTGGGCGAAAGCCTGACAAAACTGGACGACTGGACCCGCCGCCTGGAGCGGGCCAACGAACTTGTCGGGAAGGCCATGCCACCGGTTCGCGTGCCCGAACAGGTTGTGTTGCCCGGCGTCATTTCGGCCGAGAAGAAGGCGCTGTCCGCCATGACGCGGGCCATTCGCCCGGAGGTCACGGCAGCCCAGCGTCGTGGTGTGGCTCATGTGGGGGCGGTCCTGCCGGGCAAGATTGATGTTCTGTTGGGCAAGGCGGGGCGAATCTACGGAGCCAAAGCCGAGCGCCTTGGCGTCAAGGAAGCGATTCAACTGACGAAGGCGAGCCTCAAGCAGGCCCGCATCGACGTGGCCGCATTTCCCAAGGCCATCGCCCGACTGGAGCAATCGAAGACCATCCCAGATGTGCTGCGCGCCGTGCAGGAGATGGCGGTTTTCCGCCCCGGCGCAGGCATCTTCGGGCAACTGGAGAATGTACTGCGTCAGGGCGCGAAACTCCCTGCCGTGACACCCGAGCAGACGGCGGCAGGCCGCGCCGCTCGTTGGATGCGCAAGCTCATCCCCGGCCAGCAGACCGACATCGAGGCCCGCGTGACCAGGGCCTTGACGGGCGGCGGCGAGCGCGGGGCGGAAGCGGGTGGCGAGTTCATGCGCAAACTGGACTCCTATGTCGCCCCGGCGGTCAAGCGATTGGGCGGCGACAGCGCTGAGACCCGCAAGCAGGTCATGCAGTTCGTCTTCGGCGTGGCAGAGACGCCGCAGCCGGTCATTCAGGCTGTCAGGGCGGGCAAGGTCGGGGCGCTTGCCGCAGGCGTCGGGCCGAAGGGCGTTCCGGCCTTCTACAAGCGAAGCGATGCCTTCCTGAAACTCGCAGCCGAGAAGTCCCGCTGGCTGGACGACGTGGACGTGAAGGCGGCGGTCGATTACGTCGCCGGGGCCATGAAGCAGGTTGGCGTGGCCGAGAAACGCGCCGGTATCACCAAGACGTTGCTCGACAACTACATGCCCCGCATCATGCGGCCCGAAGCCCACGAGGCCGTGACTGCCCAGGCGCGGCTCAGGGGCATCGTCAGCGCCGAAGGCGTCTCGCGTGTCGTCGGGCGGTTGCAGAAGGGGCTGCCCAACGCCAAGCACCGGGGCCTGTTCATCGTCGAATGGGCCGACGAGGGTGTCCGCAAGTGGACGTTCTACAGCAGCAACCCGCAGCGCGGCGACCGCTTGCTCGCCAAGGGGGCGCAACTCTACGCCGTCAGCACGCAGGAGGCGAACCGACTTTCCGGCGAAGGGGCGTTCAAGTGGCTGCTCGGCGACTACAAGGGTCCCTTGTTCGTGACGGACCCGACCATCGCGGGCGTCGAGCGCATCCTGCGGAGCGAGAAGCGCCTCGCCAGTACCCGGATGGTTCAGGAGTTGGCCGAGTTCTACGGCAAGACGATTCCGCACAACGCCACGATGCCCGGCTGGCAGGTTCCGTACACGAAGGGCAACCTGTTCCGCGGTCTCCAGATGGGGCAGGCCAAGGTGGACGTTGCGATACCGAAGTGGCTCATCCCCGAGACCGAGAACGTGATCGGCTGGTTCGACGACCCGGCCAAGAGCGGGCCGCTTCTCAGGGCCTACGACAAGTTGCTCGGCCTCTGGAAGGGCCAGGCGCTGCTCGGCCCCAGTTGGCCGACGGTCAACATGCTCTCGAACCAGATGCTCAAGCTGGCCGGCGGCTTCCGCTTGCAGGACTACCGCTTCCGCCCGGCCCTGTTCCACGTCGCCAAGCTCGCCAAGGACTTCGCCGACAACCCCAAGGCCCTGATGAAGGCCCTGCGGGATATCAGTTTTGACATCGGCGGCGGCAAGGTGGTTCGCGGCGACAGACTCTACCGATTCCTGGAGCAGAACCGCGTCGTGGACCACGGCTTCTGGGGAATGCTCAAGGAGGGCATGGAGAGCGGCCTTGTCACGGAGGCTGAGAAGCGGTTGCGGATGGCGATGCACCCGGCGGCGGGGCGGGGGCTACTGGGCAAGGCGGCTCGGGTTCCCCAGCGGATTCTCAACGGCTGGTACGACCTGAACAGCCGGTACATCGAAAACCTCGACAAGATGGAGTTCTTTCTCTCGCGTGTGTCCCAGGGCGATTCGTGGGCCGATGCGGCGAAGCGCGTCAAAGAGTTCATCTTCGACTACGCCCGCGCAACGCCGCTCGAACGAAGCACGATGCAGCGCCTGTTCCCGTTCTGGAAATGGGTCAGGAATAACACCTATCGCCAGCTCCGGGACCTTGTAGAGCGGCCGCGGTACGCCGCCAGCCTGCCGAAGATGCAAAATCTTCTCGAAGTCCTGTTCCTGGACCAGCAGATACCCAAGGATTTGCTGCCCGCATGGCTCGGGCAGTCGGCCCCGGTGCAGGTCACGGGCGGGTCTGAGGGCGGCGTGGTGTTGCCCTTGGCGATGTACACGCCCTATCAGGAAGCCGTCGAGGTCATCGAGAACCCGCTTCAGATGTTCGCCCGGGCGCTGACCCCGGCGATCAAGATGCCGGTCGAACGGGTCTTCGGCAGGACGATCTTCGGGCGCGAAGTCGGCGGGGCTCCGGGCCAGATTGGCGGGTTGGGCCACGTCCTCCAGCAGTTGCGAGCTCCGCGAGAGATTGAGCGGATTTGGGGGCTTGCCCGCGAGAAGAAGGTTACGGGCCGGGCTGTGGCGAAGGCCCTGATGGGCGGCCGGGTGCAGGAACTTCAGACCGAACGGCTTTTGCGGGCCAAGGCGGCGGAACTGGGCGAGCGGTTGATGCGCGTACGGAGTCAATTGAGGCGCGCCATGGAGTCGGGCGACGTGCCTGCCCAGCAACGGTGGGCGGCGGAAGTCCGCCTGATTATGGAGGAACGGGCCAGATGGGGCCTGGACGTGCCGAGGGCCATTCAGGGGACCGTGGGCGGAAGGAGATAGGCGATGGGAAAGGGGTCCAGGCGTCGGCCTTGCCTGGTGTCGCGTCGGCAATACGAGCGCCGGTGGCAACTGGCGTTTGGCCGGACCCGGAAGGCTCGCGGCCCGCCTGCCGGAAATGCCCGAAATCAAGTGCCCCGCTAGTCGGGGCATTTTTTTTGGTTACGGTTCGGCCTGTTATGAGGGGGCATTTTAGGAGAACGGGGATGTGGCTTTGGCGATGGCGGAATGCAAAGAAGCGGGTGGCAGAGTTGGAGGGCGTGAATGCCATGACGCCAACCGGGAGAACTTGGGAAGGCTTGATACTCGACGACCGTCCGCGGCTTCAGGAGCAAATCGACTCGCTCAAGTCTGACTTGCAGAAGGTATGCGCCGGACAAGGGCACGATTTCTTCCCAAGAGCACGGGAATCTGGCGGTTGGCGCACGGGTTGGTTTGGAAATGAAGAGCGCTTCGAGCCGTGGTTAATCCGGCGCTGCACTCGCTGTGGAATCGAGGAAAAGCTGACGGGCGATGAGGCAGTTCGAGAAATGGCGAACTTGGAAGGCAACAAGAATGCTCGCCTTTTGGGGGAATGAACATGGCATTCTGGCGCTTGCGGGCAAAAGTCTCTTCGCTGGAGTTTGAACTGGGTATTTTGCACAAACGACATGACGCGCTCGTCGAGAGTTTCATAGACCAGGGCAGCACCATCCGTTCCTTGATCAAGACAGTCCAAGAACTCTGCGGTCTTCACGGCCATAAGTTTCAGACATCTCGCAAATGGGGCGGCTATTGGGCACCCCTCTGGGATGGCTCTCGGATACCAGACTTTCCGGGGCAGCCCATCACAGGCCGGGTCTGGCAAGAGGCCGAGGTGCTTGAGCGCTGCCAGCGCTGCGGTTTTGAGCGCACCCTGACGGGCGACGAGGCGGTGCGGGAACTGAGGCGACTCGAAGGCAAGGCGGGCAAGGGGCGAACGAAGGGGAAGAAGGCATGATGGACTTTTTCGGAGTCTCGCCGGGCTCTCAGACCGAGTACCGTTTTGACCCAGTAACCGGGGAATGTAGACTCCCGACGCTGGAAGAAATCATGGAAGAAGAGCGCCGGCGGGCCGAACAAGCGGCTGCGGACGAGGCCAAGCTCGAAGCCGCCCGGAAACGTGCCGCGCCGACGTTCAAGACGGTTCCTATGCCGCGCTGTTGCGCCACATGCGAGCATATCTCTTGGGCCTCGTTTTCGGACGACTGCGAGCGGTGTGATTTTCTGATGCGGCCACTTGAACAGCCCTGGACTTCCGTATGCCGACGCTGGAAGGCATCTGCAAAGCCGGGGCCGGAACGGCGTTTCTGGGACTGACTTTCAGGAGGGCGAACGTGGCGGGCGAAAGCAAGACGGTAATGGTAAAGGTTCCGCGCGTCGTCTGGTTGGATGTGGGTCTCAACCTGGATTGCATTTTGAAGGGGCACGATTGGGGCTGGACGTGCGGAAAGGGACGCCACGGGTATGCGCATTATCCGCACAAGGCATGTGCTAGGGAAGGTTGGCTCTGGGGAACGTGCAAGCGATGCGGAAAGCACAAGACGCCAACGGACGAGGACATAGACCTGATGTGCGCGGATTGCTACGAGGATGCCGAAAGAATCGGCCTTGGGGAGAAGTTGATGACACCAGGAAAGGAGCAAGGGACTAATGGCGAAAGCCAAGAAGCTCAAAACGACGCTTGAACCGCTGGCGGACAGGGTAATCATCCGCCGGCAGAAGCCGGAGGAAGTGACCGAGGGCGGTATCGTGCTGCCCGACGCGGCGCAGGAGGTCAAGGCCAGGGGCACCATCGTTTCCATGGGTCC